CGAGCTCGAACATCTTAGCCATGAGCTATCTTTCCGAAACCATACAGATTACCAGTGCTGGTGCCGCTGACCCGCACGATGATGAAAGGGCACGCATCATTCGGGATCGTGTTGATCGGCAGACTCGCCCAGTCATCCTTGTATACTGCATTTGCAACGGGCATGAAAAGCGTCCCGAGCAGGCGCGTGGCCGTGACGCCGAAGTTGCCAGCCGTACCGGTGCTGGCTGAGAGCCGCACAGTATTGACCGCGCGGATGAACTTGCCCGAGTCGGCGGCTGGAATCAAGCCGTTCAGCGGCTGCATAAATGACGCGCGCCTGGTAGCGGCGAGGCTAACCCCAATCAGGTCTCCAGTGGTTCCGTCGTTGTACGTAACGGAGACGGTGGCTGTTACCGCGGTTGCGCCGGTGTCGGTGTACCACTCCAGCCACCAGATAATGTTGGAGTAGTTCGCAGCGCCGATGCGCTCAACCATGTTGTCAGAGGTGACTCCATTGAAGTCCATCCCTACCGTCTGCGCTGTGGTAAGCGTGCCACTGAGTCCGCCCATGTGCCTGAGGCGGTCATGCACCTCCATCGTTGTCGCACCGTTGCTGTTTGAGACACCAAGGTAGGCAAGGTAAGACTTTGCTGGGGCTGTCTGTTGGGTAAACGTTATGCCTCCGACCGTCGATTGGTTGCAGTTGGTCACATTGGTAGGAATTGAGCCCTGTCCGGGCTGCCCAGTGGCGCGCCAAAGGGAGTGGGATTGCCCAGCCGCCGTGTTGGCGATGCTGGCCTTGTTGATGATGATGTTCGAGCTGTTGTTAGCCAAGGCATTGATGAGTTGGTCGCGTGTAGTGATAGTCATATTTGAATCCAAAGTTGGTTGAGTTCAGGATTTTCAGGAGCCGTCGGCGAGACGATCACTGTCTGCCCCTGTCCTGGGTAGTTGCCAGACAGGACAAACGGGCTGGCGTTGCTGACAGATACGGATTGGACTGATGAGGTGTTCGTCACACGCACTTGCACAGGACCAAAATTGCGCGTTGCAACGCCCGTGGCGTAGTTAGTCGTCGCGGGCATTGCAGGCAGCGCTGCAGACACAGGCATTGAGGGCAGTGGTGCCCATATCGGCGTGCCGTTGGAGCCGAACGAAAAACCGCCCGACCCGACGACCTCAATCCCGAACAGGTAGGCATTGGCCGCGATGTAGGCGCCCGCGTTGGTCAAATTGCCCAGGTGGCCCAGCTTCGTTGGATCGAGCGTGCCTGGTGCGGTCTCGCCGAACACAGCCAGCGCCCACACCTCTACGTTCTTGCTGGCGGCCAGGGCCATCGTGAGTTCGGCGCGCCCCTGGACGTTAAAGACATTTCCTGGCCCGGTGTTTTCGAAGCAGAAGTTCTCAATCAGATAGCTGTCACCTGCCGTGCGTGTAAGCGGGAGGTTCGTCGGGTTGCTGGTCACGAAGTTCTGATAGCGCCAGTCGCTCGACGGCCAGGGCAGCTCATTTACGTTGTCGCACATGAAATCTTCGGCCGTCCATGCGTTGGCGCAGACAGGCAAGCCTTTGCTGTGCACGTAGTCGACGATGTCCTTCTGGCGGGTGCGCGTGTTCCCGTAGTCGAAGCCGAACTCGTCTAGGAAGATACCGTCAACACCGATAGTGACCCACCGGTCTACGCGCACTTGCATCTGTTCCAGCGAAAGGCCCGAAGTGTTCTGGCCGATAGGAACGTAACCATAGACCTTCACCCCAGATGAGCGCACGCCACTCACGATGGCGGTCGTGGTGGCGTACTCTTCGTGTGCTGGATCATTGTACGTGTCGCCCACCACCCACACGGAGTAGTTAGCCGCGATCTCAGAGATCACCGCCTCCGTGTTCCACAAGCCTTTGTACGCGATGGGGTACCCGTAATAGACAAGCAGTGGCTTGAGAGGGGGCACCGCACCGTAAACCCCGTCCCGAAGCGCTTTGATGTCTGCGCCGATGGCTTGCGCCAGCTCTGTAACGCGACTCTGCAGCGTCATGGTCAGGCCTTGGCTGCGGTGTAGTCAGCGACGTAATCGCGGTCGTAGTTGCCCAAGCCCGTGGTGAGCGTGTTCAGGTCACTCGCGGCTGCAGCACCAATGTTGGACCGCGCCTGTGCCTGCTGGAGCGACGTAAGCGTCTGCGCGGCGTCGTAGCGCACGCGATTCGCCACTTCGGTCGCGATGGTGGTGGCAAAGTTCGGGTCATTGCTGAGGGCGGTAGCAAGCTCACTGAGGGTATCCAGCGCGGCGGCAGCGCCATTGACCAGCTCGTTTTTAACGGCTGCCTTCGCCGCCTCAATGCTGTCGAAAATCTTGTCGGCCGACCAGGTGACGTCAGTGTCGCCGTTGCCTGCGTTGTCGTTGATTCTAACGCCTGCGTTATTGACGAGCGTGACCAGCTCATTGATGGCAGCGACGAGGCTGATTTTGGTTGTGGTGTTCAGCGCAGACAAATTGCCTTGCGCTGCGGTCAGTGTTTTAACATCATTGCCAATGGCTTGTGCCAGGGCGACAATACGGGTTTCAAGAGACATGATTTTTTCCTTTATATGGTTATGACTTAGCTAGAATGTAATATGCAAGAGGATCAATATTACCCAGTCCAAGATTGGTTTGGGCTCGGACTTGGGTGTCGGGGTCCGTGGCCAGCTCTGAAAGGGCATTGCTAACCAGCAGTGCGCCGTTGGCGTCCCCGATGGGACCTGGCGGACCCGGCGGACCCGGCGGACCCGGCGGACCCGGCGGACCTACGGGCCCAACAGCTCCATCTAAACCATCTCTGCCCGAAGGTCCTGGTGGACCTTGGGGGCCTTCCGATAGTTGTGAAATAACAACGGGAGCAGATGATGATTCAATTACCGTTACTTTGTCTCGAGTGTTTACAACAACCTGCTCGGGTTGAACCAAGACAATCACATCGGTTGTCATCTAGTTACCTCCGGTGACAATGAAACGCTACCTTCAAATAGGCGCCTCACGAATCCTGATGGGCTTATGAATTCCAGATCATACACTGCACTTTTGAAAGTAAAGGCGGCTGTATCTGTTGCAGAAATTTCTAATGAAAATGAACCATTCTCAGCATCAGTGATCACGATTCCGCCATTCTCTGTAGTCATTGTAATGATCGGGTTTGGAGAAGTCAATTTCTCTCGAATTTGCATTCTGGCAGTGTAACCTGTCAGATTAACTGGCGTTGGAGGATTTCCGGTTTTCCATTGAAATGCTTGAGAGAAAGTGCTACCTTGATAGATTGTCAAATCAATTGTTGCTGGTTGCATTGTCTTATTCCTTGGGTGTCATTTGAATCTGCAAATTATTTACCCTATCATGCAAGGCTCTAACTTCTTGTTTCAGAATTTCGTTCTCTCTAGTCAATCTTTCTAAATCTTTATTTAGATTGGAAATCAGAGTATGCAAATCTAAAATAATGTCAAAAAGCTTCTTGTTTTGTGAAATTAAATCATCCATCTTTCCTGCGTCTTGATGGGATGATCTATTTGCTAGGTATTGTAAAATAACAGAAAGGATTATGAAGAACAAAGTAATCCCACTTGCCATTTGCCAAATTGCTGTGTTCATTTTTTATTCTCTGAAACTCTTTCGGTTAGTAGCAAAAACTCTAAAATCACAGGCATAACTAACATCCATTCTGTCGGCTCCGCAGGAGAGGTGTCGTAGAATGTGAAACTCAAGAAAACATAAAACCAAACCCAAATACCAAAGACATTCAAAAATCTCTTCAAATGAACGGGTAAATCATAAACCACGGTCATGATTAAAGAGATGACAAGGATTAGAAATATGAAACCCCAGATTTTCTTATCAGCCAAACTGATGATTTGCTTATAGTTGGTGCTATCAACATCAACTATGAAAAATCCTATTGCCCATATAGCCGACAAAATGGCCATAAAGAATCTAACTACTGTTAGATTGTCAGTTAGGATATCAATAATCCTTTTCATTTTATTTAATGGGCTTCCTTTCTACATGTTTTTCCTGCTCTTTCTTGATAGGTATTCTAATAATATTATTTATGAACAATTTGCTTAAGAGCTCCTTTTTGTAGGCCCTCTGAAATGAATACTTTAGAGACCGCATAGAAGTCAAGAACAGGTTTCATTCGCTCACAGACATGCTCCACAATATTTTCGATTGTGGTTTCTTGTTCCATGACAATCGTCTTGACATCTTCGGTGAATGACAAACTGAATTTGCCTCGAGGGGTCTCATAGGAGATTTTGTTGGGAGTCTCAAGGTTCTCCTTGAAAATCAACATTGCGCCATCGAGGTAATGAGCGATAACTTTTTCGACTTCCTTGATTCTCTGTCCTAGGTCATCATACACTTCAACGAATGAGGTATGACCATGGGCGATGTTGTTGCAGCCCCAAGAGCTTGAATGCTTCAGACCGTGAAAGTAAGTGAACTTAACTGCATCTTCTCCAAAGACCTGCTTTGTCAATTTGATTTGAACCTTTATGCAATCAACACCGTTCGCCTCATTAAGACCAGCTTCAACTTCTTTAGACATTTGGGTTTCAACTGCATCAAAAGGATTCGTCTGATACTTGTGAAATCCTTCTACAATCTTGAGTGCGTTCCAAGGTGCAACCAAGATGTGGTGCGGGGTCACAACTCGAACATACCCGTTCTCTAGGTCAATTACTTGACAATCAGACCAACCCTTGATAATCCATAGCTTGTGGTCGAAGCCTGTTTCTTTGGCATCAATGATTGCCTTGATTTGCTTCTTAACTGCTGAGAAGTCAACCACAACTTGTTCATATTCATCAACTTCACCCGTCACGATTATTTCTTGATGATAAGAACAACCCTCGATAAAACCCTTGTTGTTCACGAAGGCGTGGTCAATGCAGGTTACGTTACGCAAAAACATGCTGGAAATTTGCTTCATTTAAGAACCTCTGTGTCATTGATCAAGAACACTAAAAACCATCACTTTTAAGTCAGAATTGGAAAAATCGACCAAAAAAGCTCTTTAGAATCAACAAGTTACAACGGCATTTTTGCCGATTTTTTGACATACCCTACGATTTGATTCCATGTTTCTTCCATTATATATCTAAAATGCTCGGCCTCTGATTCTCGAACAATAAAAGAGTCGTGGATCGGAAGCACCACCGTGTCATTATACAGTGCATGGCGCATGATTGCAAGCGAAATGTCGCCCTCAATCTTCTGAAGCTTCAAACCAACACCCGAACCCTTCATCTTCTGAAGGATGGGATAACGAGAGTATGCTTCTGCAATGAATCGGTCAGCTTTTTCAGAAGACCATCTGAAAGGAGCATCCCAGCGCATGTCGCAAAACACTCGTTTTGGATTTTCCGAATTTATGAGTGTATTCATCGCTTTCTTGACAGTGTTTCTGTCCACTTCATCAAACCACGAATAGGGATCGCCGTCATCCTCAACATCCGACAAAGCAAACAGCATTCGAATCTGATTGTAGCGATAGTCTAGCTCTACAGTCCTTTCCCCTCCGATTGTAATCAATGAGCGCATGTCTTTGCTCATCTGTTGGTAGTTGCTGTATACGCGCCCGCCCGACTCTAGGTCATCGTTGAAGATTCGTCTGAATGAACGAATCGGCACATTCACTTGTTTCTGAAATTTCAAAGCGCAGCGATACAACAAGGAATGTTCTTCTGCCAAAGATTTCTCCGGAATTTCTTCGTTGCCCTTTCTTACAATGACAGACCACGCTTTACTGGGTTTAATACGGGTTGGGTCAAAGACGTTCAGAATCGAGTGGTTAGGTTCTATCTTAGTCAAGTCACTTTTGGGAATCTCCAAGGTTGTCGTTTTGAAAGAATAACCCTTTCGCACCTCGCCAATCATCTGAAGCCGTTTCATGCCTTCCAAGATTTTGTTCTTGACGCTAGGTGTGGGATCAGTCTCAGAAATTTTGATTGCAAGGTTCCGATGTAAGAGCAATGCCTCAACTAGGTTACCTACTAGACTGCCAATGTAATGGTGGGCAGCCATCTTCGATTTCGAGGAGTATCCTTTGGAAAGACACGATTCAGCAAACAGTCGAGACATGTGCTCTTGCTTGACTTCAAGATGTCTGCTGTGGCTAAAGGTGAGACAATCGTCAAATCTTTTCATATGCGCCCATTATACAGATGAGAGAAGCCTCTTTCTAGAGGCTCCGATCTCAGGCAACTTGTTGATTTTATTGAAAAATTTTCAAACTATAGCAGATTATCAATGGGGGATGGGGGTGGGGGTGATATATTAATGAACGGAATGTTCTACACCTTCATCATCTATCTTCGATAGCTGTACCTTGGGTTCCAACATTTTCTTGTATAATGTCGTTATCCTGTCATCTGGTATGTCCACATAGACGACATTATTTTCCATTATCATGATGAGATTCAATTTCGAGAATTGATTGTATTTAGCTAGGTACATCAAATCTTGAGACACGCCTATTACAACAGGATATTTGACATACAACACCCCACTGCTCTTATTCTCTTCGGTCAAATCACGATCTAGTACACCAAGGATTAACTCACCAGTGATTAGCTTAAAAAGCATGATTAAATCCTCATCTAATTGCATAATGTTACCTCAAGGTTAACTTTATCAATTTTGTACTCAAAACCTTCTTTGATATAGATTTTCACTCGCTCAATGAAATGCTTGAATGAAAAATTATATGTATTAGGGTCTTTTGATGATCCATAGATTTCGTCAAACAGATCATAGACATCACATTCGGTCTTTGTTGCGCTGATGCGAAGACCACGACCGATTGATTGGATCACTCTAGAGAAAGACTTTGTGGGTGAAGCAAAAACGATGTGTCTTATGTTCCGGATGTTGACACCCGTTGAGAAAGTCTGATATGATGCAAGGATAATACATCCTTTGTGGGTTTCAGCGATCTGACGAATTTTCTCACGTTGATCTGCATCTGTTCCACCGTAGACGAAGAAAAGTTCCTTGTCATATTTCTTAGCCAATTCTCTTAGGACCTTGCCGTGCTTCTCGACCAAGCTGAACAGAATCAAAACGTTGCCATCTAGATTATTGGCAAGCTCTATGATAAATTTGTTGCGCTCATTTTGTTTGATAAGCCAGTCTATCTCTTTCTGATAATCTTTAGGTAGTCTAACCGTTGTGTCATATTTGATATGAACACAATTCACCTTAAGCTTAGCGATGGTTCCATCTTCCATCAATTGCTTGGTGGTTGTCGTAACCATTTTGAATCCGAACAGACCCCTCAAGGTCATCTCTGAGGTTTCGTCTTCATCGTTGATTGAGCCAGACAAACCAATTCGGAATTCGGCATCACATTTCTTGCCAATGCCAACCAAGCTGTTTGCAGTCGCTTGATGCACCTCATCCACAATCAAGGCACGGAACGGCAAGAACCATTCAGGGTCGTTCTTGTAGATTGATTGCCATGTTGTAATCAGAACACGTTTGTTTCTGTTGCTGTGTCTTTCAGTGGACGTGCTGACATATTCATCTACGTCCCATCCGTTCAGCGTAGAGTAATCTTTGAAATCGGATTTGAGCTGTGTCACCAAGCCAATAGTAGGCACAACAATTAGGATACGCTCATGCTCAAAAACGTTATCAAGCAGATATCTTGTGATGCCGTAGATGATAGACGATTTACCTGAACTGGTAGGTGATTGGATTAGCTTTCGCTTTTGGGAGATTGCGGCCACAATAGCCTTTTTCTGATAGTCACGGAATTCGATTTTGTTTCCGTGGGCCGACAATTCAAGCCTGTCAATGTATTCAGAACAATTGTTCTTGAAATAGAATAGGCTTTTGACTTCATCATCAACTTTAACCTTAAGACCGTTCTCTTTGCAATATTCGAGGACGTCCTTAATCAAACCGCAATAGATGAAGCCGTTTTGATATTGGAAGAAACGGATTTTGCCGTCCCAAATCCTGGCCTTGTATTTGGGTTGGAATTGATACCCTTTGACATAACGAGCGAAGTGTTCAGACATGCCCATACGAATACTCGCATCGGCAATGACTTGAATGAATACATTATTTACTTTTCTAATTTCTACGTCGAACATCTGTCAAGTAAAATCCCAATCTAGGGTGCCTAGTTATGATGAATTCATACTCGGGCACAATTTCACCCCCCTGGCGATCTCGTCAAACATTTCACTATATCCATAATATTCATAAGCGCCTTCAATTTCGAGATACTTTGCATTAAGCACAATTACTCGAGACATAACGTCAAGAACGATCTCAGGTTGGGTTTCAATCACTATATCCTGAATCTTAAATTTTCCAACTTTGTTTCTATTTATACTAGCCATATCAATAGCCCCCATTCATCATCTTCTGGAAATCCAAGGCATTTCTAATAGTGAAACCTCGATTAGCAACCTGCTTCAAAGCATTATCTAGATAATTCAATTTTTCAGTTTGCACTTCAATCTTCAAGGTCAAATCCTGAATTTCATCATCAGCTTCAATGTACGAATCAACCTCAGATTTCAGAATCTTGAGATCGAACGGTTTTGCTTTATAGACTTCAGGATCGGCTCGACCAAGGTAATAATCACGTTTGTCTTGATAGAGCTTTTTTAATTGAAAACGATAACGCTGCAATAGCATCGATTCGTTTGTTCTTATACGAAGGAGCTTGCCATACATCTTGGGCGTTTCAAGAGACTCCTTCGCCAAATTTGTTTCATCAATCTGCAGATACTTTTCTGCTTCATCCATAATATCTTCTAACTTCAAAGCAAACTCCTTTTATGCAGGTTCAATTTCAAAGCCAGTGAATTTCATAGAGCAAGTTGCTGTGATAGGTTGTGTATCAGATTCGGTAACACTTACACTAAACCCCGTCAATGATACAGGAAAAGCGTCAAGAAGTCTATATTTGAAGATAGGATTTTTGTGGTTTGACAAGATGGTGATGGTGACGTCTGAGAACTGGTTCAAACGCCTAGACGAACCAAAGGTTTCAATGTTATCATCACCTGTAATGCCTCGGACAAAGCGTTCAAATTCCTCAAACTTCTCAGGGAAAGCGAGCCCTCTCATCCAATGATAGATAGCTCTGTAATTGTTCATTTGTTCATCAACCAAGAACGTGAAAGATAGGTCTTCATGGATGATGTGGTCGCCTACTTGATTGATAGCCTGAAATGGCGTAGGTTGTTTAACTTCTGGCAATGAAATGTCAGGGAAAGTTACCTCTTGGATGGCGTATTTCAGCACGGGGATTCTTGCCACTTCCATGACAAATCCGTTGATGTTTAGCTGATTCAGTTCCATATATATGATGTTCCTTAGAGAGAATTTGATGTATTTGTACTATATTTAAGGAGTTTTTATGCTTAAGAAGCATTTGCTGCCAGTAGAAGAACACAAGGAACCAGTTGAGTTTGCAAATCAACAACTCAAGATTTTTTGGCTACCTGATGAAGTGAAGGTTGAGAAGGACATTCAAGACGTTTTGGTAAACTTTTCAGAATCTGAGAGGCACGGTGTAATTTCTACACTAAAGCTTTTCTCGTTGTACGAAACCCATGCAGGTGACGAATACTGGGGTGGAAGATTCAAGAAAATGTTTCATGGAGCGGAGTTCCATCGTATGGCATCGGTTTTTTCCATGTTTGAGTTGGCAGTTCATGCTCCGTTCTATAATAAGATTAATCAGCTATTACACATTGATACTCCAGAATTCTACCTATCTTATCAGGACAATGAAATTCTAAAATCCCGTATCGAGCACATTGATCAAATCATCAATGACAAGGACGATGCCGTTTCACTGGCAATGTTCTCTATGGTTGAAGGCGTGATCTTGTATTCATCATTCGCTTTCCTAAAACACTTCCAGTCTCAGGGCAAGAACAAACTAATGAACCTTGTCCGTGGTATCAATTTCTCTTTACGTGACGAAAACCTACATGCTGTTGCGGGCGCGTGGTGCTTCAGACAAAAGACCAAAGACTACACCAAGGAACAACTAGAAGAGGTAGAAGCCAAGATCATCGAGGGTGCCAAGAAGCTGTACGAGCATGAGGTTGAAATCATCAAGATGATCTTTGAGAAGGGAACGATTGAAGGAATCACCGAAAAACAGCTAACTCATTTTGTTGAGTCGCGCATTAATGAATGTCTGAAACAGCTGGGCTTCAAGAAGCTCTTTGATGTAAAATATAATCCAATTGCTGAATGGTTCTATAAAGCCATAAATGATTATTCATTCAACGATTTCTTCAGTGGTATGGGGAATCAATATCATAGAAATTGGGATGAAACGGCATTCGTCTGGAAATCAGCAGAAGAGGTTACGGCATGAGCACAAGCATTTATGACAAACTGAGTGAAGAACGAAAAGAACTTCAAGCTAAAGGTCTTGTCCCTGCATGGTATAGTACGGGCGGATACCAATTATTCAAAGAAAAGTATGAATATCAAACCGAAGGTCGTTCTGTAAGGGGTCAATTTGAACGTATTGCCAAGACGGCGGCAAAGCACCTCAAAGGTACAAAATATGAGGCTGAGGCCGAGCAAAAATTCTTTGACCTGTTTTGGAAGGGTTGGCTAAGCCCTTCAACCCCAGTTCTAGCGAACATGGGTACAAATCGGGGCCTACCCGTTTCATGTTCAGGCGGAGTCATTCATGACAGCATCTATGGATTCTATTCAAATCGCCTAGAGACTGCTATTCTAACCAAGATGGGTTTCGGTACAAGCTCATATCTAGGTAACATTCGTCCAAGAGGTTCTAAGATCAGCGTCGGCGGCAAGGCCTCTGGCGTTGTTCCTGTTTTCAAGGGTCACGTTGCTGATATGCGTGATGTTGCTCAAGGGACAGCTCGCCGTGGCGCATGGGCCGGCTATCTTGAAATCACCCACGGTGACTTTGATGAGCTTGCAGATTACATCATGGCGGAACCTGATGATGCGAACGTTGGATGGATTATTCCCAATTCATTTGTGGATGCGCTAGAGGCAAAAGAACCAGACGCTATTCGCCGTTTCCAAAAGGCAATGAAGCTCAAGATGGTTACGGGCAAGGGTTATTTTTGTTTCATCGACAAGATCAATGCCAAGCGTCCCGAGATGTATAAGCGTCTAGGTTTGTTTGTCAAGGCATCCAATCTTTGCGACGAAATCACCCTGTTTGCTGATGACGAGCACACGTTCACCTGTGTTCTTTCATCAATGAATGTTGCTAAGTATCCAGAGTGGAAAGATACAGATGCTGTATTCTGGGCAACGGTGTTCTTGGATTGTGTCGCGGCTGAACTCATTGAACGAGGTCAGAACATCCCTGGTCTAGAGAAAGCAATTCGCTTCACCCAAAAGGGACGGGCCTTGGGTCTTGGCCAATGCGGTTTCCATACTCTGTTGCAAGAGAAGATGATTCCGTTTGAAAGTTTTGAAGCCCATATGCTTAGTCAGGAGATTGCAAGACACATTTGGGAAGAATCTGAAAAGGCTTCCCGTGATATGGCAATCGAGTTAGGTGAGCCTGAATGGTGCAAAGGAACAGGTCTTCGCAACACTCATCGTATCGCTGTGGCCCCAACAAAGTCAACAGCCCTCCTAATGGGTGGCGTTTCAGAAGGTATCAATCCTGATCCTGCAATGTCATTCACACAAAACACTGCTGGTGGTGAAGTTGATCGCTTGAACCCAGTATTGCTAAAGCTAATGAAAGAGAAAGGCGTCTATACCAAGAAGCATGTTCAAGAGATCACTGACAAACAAGGTTCTGTGCAGCATGTGTCTTGGCTAACAGATGAGGAAAAAGCTGTATTCAAGACCGCCTTTGAAATCAACCAAAAGGCTATCATTCGTATGGCGTCAGCTCGCGGTCGCTACATCGACCAATGGCAATCATTGAATCTGTTCTTTGCAGCGGACGAAGACCCTGCTTGGATTGCAGAAGTTCATAGCGAAGCTTTCCGCGACCCCAATATTCTTGGACTATATTACATCTACACTCAAGCGGGTGTCCAAGCCTCAAAGGGGGAATGCGAGGCTTGTATGTGAGTTGGTATAGGTTTTAAAATAAAGGAGTTTGTTAAATGCAATTGCTAAAGTTTCAAGCCTCATGGTGTCAACCTTACAAGATGCTTTCTAAGACGATGGAAGGCATCAACCATCCTCTAATTGAAAGCAAACAAGAGATTGATATTGACGAGGACATGGGGAAAGCCAAGCAATACCATATTCGGGGTGTCCCTACTTTGATCTTGAATGATGATGAAGGCAAAGAAGTGAAGCGCCAATTTGGTTACATGAGTGAGTCCCAAATTCTGAAATTCCTAGAGGGTTGACTGATAAATATTCTTAGAACTCTTTAGGAGTATTTCACATGCTAATATCATTCGGCGAATTTCTAAACGAGGGTGGCAACGTCAAAATCGGTGACGTGGAAGCCACCCGTATCAATCTCAAGGAAGTAGACCGAAAAGACATCGTAAGGATGCTTGAAAGGTCTCTTGCCGTTATCAACGCTCACTACAAACGTTTTTCGGGTGAGCCTCTTTGGGTCAAAGAACTATTCAAGTCAAAGAAGTTCCTATCTGGTTCTTCTTTGCATTTCTTCGACCGTAAGATTCCAGACAAAGTATTCGTTGAAAAGAAACCTACTGTTGGTGACATTGATACTCAAATCAACAAGTCCATGGCTGAACAGGTAAAGAAGTGGCTCGATTCATTGCATGGCACCAAGCTAGGGTATCTAACATTCGTTGGCTACAAATCTTCTGCGGGCCAATATATCACTTTGTGGACGATTGACAAATATAACCTGAACATTCAGATTGACCTAGAGCTGGTTGATTATGAAAACAATATGCCTACTGCATGGAGCTCATTCTCTCATAGCTCATCTTGGGCAGACATTCAGGCATCAATTAAGGGCGTGTTCCACAAGTACATTCTCCGTGCTTTGACAAGCAAGAACATGAGAGAAATTACTTTGTTGAAGGGTAAGAAGGAAACGCCTACAAAAATAATGACAGGCGAACATTCATTCTCCGTTGCATTGGGTCTTCGTCGGAAACTCCAACAAACAGAAACTCCTGGCGTGTATCGTGAGATTGCAACCAAAGACTCAAAATACATTACCGACCTGCAGGAAATCTTCAAGACTCTATTCGGTCATTTGCCCAATGCTTCAGAGCTGGAGCAATTTGAATCTTATGTAGGCGTTTTGAAACTTATCAAGAAGTATTTTACCCCGTCAGAAATTGATAACGTAATTCTAGGATTCTCTTTGCTTCTATGGGGCCAAGGCGCACAAGGCCTAGTTCGTGGAAATCCAGAAGAAGATTTTGAGACAAAAAAGGTAGCCTATGATATGATGTTGAAGGAATTGGGTAGAAAACAACCCAAGGAAGTAGACGCAATGATTGATTCTTACTACAAAGCTTACAAGTAAATGGCATCAACTGGTCTAACCAAATTCAACAAATACTTCAGGGGTAAAGGCGAGGTTGAAACCTTTGCTAAGGGTGAAAAAGGCAAAGACGTCACCGTCTATGAATCTGTTGATGGCAACAAGAAAGTAGATACCTTGAAAGACGGTACGCCCATTACCGTTATTGTGGGAAAGGAGTTTCAGAAGCGTTACTTCATCAAATACAAGGGCGGGATGGGTTACATCAGTGACAATAACACGGGTAAGCCCATCCCTTCCAAGTCAAAGGTGAATGCAGAGCTTTCACGAATTACCGCAAGCGACTTCATCGGAGGCGGGAAGTCCGTCAAATTCAAGTTCATCGACCAAGAAGTCGAATGCATGGAATTCATTTCAAAGGATCAGCTTGCGAATTCCATCATTGATTCGATGAAGAAAGTTCGAGGTGTCAGTGACGAGGTTAGAGAAACTTTTGAACCTTGGCTAAAGGGCAACTTGGGTGACTTTCATTGGGTTACTGGCGTGGCGCCTGAAGAGAAAAACAAATTCGGCGTATACTTCGGCGAATTGTTCATCGGACTATTTGCTCTTGCAAACAAGACCGCGAATCATGTTACACCCACTCCGTGGCGTGGTAAGGTCAAACGATTCTTGATGCCAACCGACCCTTCATTCTCCGGCGTTGATTCGTTCATCGAGTTGGAAGATGGAGAGATTGTTCCGATCTCAAACAAATTCGGTACAGGTGCTGCTGCTTCATTCTTCAGCAACCTCCTAATCAAGGGTTTGCAATATCACAAGAAACTCCCCAAGTGTATCTTCAAAGACATTGTAGAGACCGCTTTGGACATTGGTGTAACGATTCAACACCTTGAGAAGAAACAAAAAGCAAAGCCAATTCTTTATGAGTACGGCATTCGTCATGTATTGGGTTTGAACAAGCAGCAGGTTAGAGACACCTACGAAGTTTTCACGGCCATCAAAATGAAAAAGAATTTTGATGAGAAAAACCTCGTCATTTCAGCTATTGCCAATCGCCGAGGTGTAGACAAACGTATCGTAGATTTGCTTGAAGATTCGGTTACCGCCTTTTTCTGTCGAGAGATTGCCGATATGTTGGAAGGCGACAAGGTTAGCATGGACACTATGAAGGAAATCCTTGCAGGTAAGAGTTATTGGCAGGCCAACCTTCAGATGAACGATTGGGAGAATGGTAAGGTGAAATTCAAGCTGGTCAATTCAGGTTCAGCCAAGCTACAAATCATCGGCTCAAAGGCTGCTATGAATGACGTTGAAGCGAAGCAGGGAATGATCAATTATCGACTAACCGTTGGATGAAGAGCAGAACTGGCCCACCCAGCACACTCTTTAAAAATGTTTTAGATGGGCCAAGTCTTAAGAAGAATCATTCTTGGTGGTCATTGTAGCACACGACCACCGAATTCTTATATCATTCGTTCAGCAGTTTCGGTGAATCAACCTTCTTTGAGCCGTTCACAACCAACTTCTTAGAAAAACCAGAAACGCGCTTTAGTTTTACGGTCAACATACCGTTATCCAAATCTGCCGATTCTGCTTCTAGGTGTTTGCTAATACGGAAATCCAACTGGAATTTTCTGCGAGCGATGCCATGCTGAATAAAGTCATAATCTGTAGGGCGTTCTTTTACGGAACCTTTAATGCGAAGATTGTCGTCCGTAAATTCAACATCTAATTCATCTTGGTCGTATCCTGCCACAGCGACTTCAATTATCACTTCATTACCATCTTTAGATCGAAGGATGTTGTAAGGAGGAAACGACTGTTTGGAAGGAATGAACACTGCCTGATTTAAAAACTCGTCAAGCGCGCTAAAGGTTTCAAAAGGTGATTTATATAGAGACATATCTCCTCCTTTGAGCAAGATAGTTACGATGAAATGGTCATCGCAGCCAATCAGTTCTAAATGAACCTGATACACATATTTATACAAGAAATCTCTTTATTCCGGTATAAATATTCAAAATCTTATAGATTCAACCTAGTAGTTTCCGTTATAATGTCTATAAGAAAGGATGTTGACATTAGTCTGGATGTTGGCGCACCAAGAGACTTAGGGGTACAGTAATGGGATTCGAGAAGTATCTACAAGAGGCTGAGATTGCAGCATCAAAACGCAAAGGCATAATGCATCTAGAAAAAGCCAAGCCATCGGAGTTCTTAGAGCTCGCCCGTGACATTATGAAATCAGGCAACGGGCAAATGAAAGACGTGAAAATCAGCTTGAAGGTTGACGGTGCTGGTATTCGTTTCGGCAAAGACTCTCAAGGTCGATTCTTCTTTGAAACATCACGCTCTGGCCCTATTCAACAGAAGAAGGCATTTACAGCGCACGCTTCACAAAAGGATGGCGTAGACCTAACCAGAGCCAACCATTATGATGATATGTATGACCACATCGAAGCTTCGAATCTCTGGAAAGATTTGCCTCCAGATACGAAGGTTGTGGCTGAAATATTGTATAATCCGATGGCAGAGATTCTACAGGATAAGATCAAGTTTGTTTCTGTCGCCTATGACAAGAGCAAGTTGGGTTCTCTAATGACCATCATCCCGCTTGATGTTGTTGTCTCATCCACGGGCAAGACGCATGATGACAAAGACAAGATCATCGAAGGTCTCTTGAAGAAATCGAATTCTGAAATCAAGGTCGAAAGTGCGAACCTACAAGGAACAACGCTTAATGTCGAAACAATCCTCAAGCCAATCTTTGCACTTGGTTCAGACATTGATAGCGTTCTGGCTTCTCGTAAGGCTAGCGACAAAGCGAAGAAAGAACTCTATCAGATCGTGATTCAAAATGTCAAGGATCAATTGGCTAAATTCATCTTGAATCACCCTGAGATTGTAGGAAAGGATAAATTCGGCCCAGAGATTGAAGGTTTGGTTCTTGACTTGGGTAATAGACAATTCAAGGTGACGACTTCAGCATTTAAGGCATCGAAGCAAAAGGTATAACATGAAAACATTTGTGACGTCCGACTCGCACTTCGGGCACCGAAATATCATTAAGTATTGTAATAGACCGTTTAAATCAGTAGAGGAGATGGATTATGCCTTGGAGTCTATTTGGAATAGCTTGGTCGGCCCTGAAGACATTGTTTTTCATCTTGGTGATGTTACACTTGCTGGTCCTGATAGGTGCGGCGATCTTCTTAATCGTCTGAACGGTAAAAAGATTCTGATTGCAGGGAATCATGACAGAAAATCAATTCAGAACCTCGGATGTTGGAAGAAGGTTTGTGAGAACTTCAATTTCAACTACAAAGGCATAGATGTTCATATGCAACATGTGCCGTGGGTCAAGATGAACCCAGGGCATTTGTACTTGCACGGCCATTGCCACGGAACATTGGGTACGTGGAACAAAGGTCAAATTGACGTAGGTGTGGATTGTTGGGATTATGCGCCTGTTGAGTTGGAAGAGCTAATAGAATTCTGGAGAACAATGAAAAATGACAACGATTAAAGGAATGGTATATGATTCGTTTGGTTTGCCTGCATTTTGTCTAGACAAAAGGAAAGCTCCGAAAGGAGCTTTCTCTTTTTGAATCATGTCTTGGTTGATTTAAGTTTCCACGCAAATTTATCCAATTGTGAGATGATTTCTTGAACCATGTTTGAGGACGTTTCGTCTAGAGAATTCAAAAGCTTAGTAAGATCTTCAGTGGATAACAATTTCAATACCATATCAATGTTTCTATCTTCATCTGATGAGGGTGAAGGTATTTTAGACCCCTCGATACTAATTAATGCTTTATCGTTGATAGCCATAATTCTTTCTGCTATCACGTCAATTTGCTCATTTGAATAGTCGCAAATCTCTCCAAAAAGAGCATGAAGTTCTAAGAAGTTCTTTCCCCTAACGTTCCAATGCGCTGATTGCGATGCTCTTCTAATATCCTCTAATTTAGTCAAAATTGAAGATAGTTTTTTAGACGCATCTCTTTCTTCATTCAAAAACCTTGTAAAGCTTTTCATTTTCGTCTTCCGTTCTTATCTAAGGGCTTCTCAATATCCATTTCTAGACAAAAAAGAGCCCTTGCGGGCTCTTTTTGATGAAACAACATGCAAATTACATGATGTTCTTGACTGCAGCGATACGGTAGTAACCGTTCTGACGAGTCCCACCATTGTAGAATGGGTTTGCGACCTTACCATAACGAGTTTTGAAGGCTAGCTTTGGCTGGAAGCTGGCTTGGTCAACTGCACGGTACATTTGTAGTGGAACGTATGGGCAGTAGAAGTAACCTGCATCGAATGGGCTGTCGCCTTTGTAGCCAACCATGAAGAAGTTAGCTTGTGCATAAGGATCAACATACACCTTCATACGGCCACCGATGGTACCAACGAAAGTTGACTGGGTCCAATCGGAAGTAACGTTCACTTCTAGAGCGCTTGTTGAAAGGATGTTTGCCATCGCTAGAGCGGATGCCACGTCTGCGGAAACCACTAGGATGTTGCCTTTACCACGACGAGTGTCAGTGGCGATCTTGTTTGCATCGCGCTCGATCTGGAAGTGTAGGCCCTTGAAACGTTCTGCTGACCAACGACCATCTGCATCGGCTTGTAGGTCGAACACACCAGGCATTGTGGTATCTTCAACTGCACCTAGCTTAGCCTGAGCATATAGGGTACGTAGGAATTCCCGGTTGATTTCTGCAAGGATCTCGTTGCTTAGAACGTTTGCCAATTCAGTTTCTGCATCAAGACCATGAACTGCTTGCATGTCTTGTGCCAATTCAACTGAATACTCAGCCTTCAATGCACGAGTCACTGCAGTAACGCTGATCTTTTCGATTGACACTGCCATTTGAGCAGAAATGTCACCTTCGCCTGTTGCAACATCGACGCCGCCGCCGGTGTTTGCCGCGAACGCGAGGTTCACTGCAGTAGCGGTAGCAGTAGCGTTTGCGCTTAGTTCAAAAGTTGTACCGTTGGTGATAGATGCCACTGTTGCGCCATCTGGAACACCCGCACCGTAAACCAACATACCAACACGTAGGTCGGAAGTGTCAGCCACGGTAACCGTTGCATCGCCAGCGGTTGTAGCAGCAGCCTTAACGCCTGCAAACATACCTTCGCTGTGAGTGCCTTGACCTGAGAAGTTGGTCAATGCTTCATTGAACAGTGCTTCTGGGCCTGATTGGTTGTTGTAACGGCTACGTAGAGCGAACACCAAACCAGTAGGCATTGACATTGGCTGAACACCGGCAATGTCGAAAGCGATCATTGATGGCATTGCACGGCGTACTAGACCGATTAGGACTGGATCCCACTTTGACACACCGCCGGTCACGTTGGTTGGGGTTGCCTCATGTAGGTGCTTGTTGTTCTCTTGGTTCTCTAGTAGAACAGCAGTGACGGCTTTACGATAAGGATCGCTAATTGGTGCTAGGTCAGCATGTTCCAACACTGGTGCCCACTTTTTCACTAGAGCATCTTCTTGAAGAAAATTTTCCATTTTTACCTTCCTATGTTAAAAAAATGAATTCTATGTTATTTATAGTTTCAATTATTTCTTAACAGATTTTGAAATCATGCTTGCATATGCTTGGATGCTTGCAGGAATTTCTTGTTTCTGTTCAGAGATAATCTCTTCTTTCTGTTCTTCTGAAACAGACGCATCATTCTTGAAGTATGCCTCCTTAATTAGGGTGACACCTTTCTCGAATTCCTCGGCGGTTTCAAATTTCTTTGATTCAACAAGACCCTTTAGTTTTTCAACGTCAAGTTCCGTCATGCCTTCAGTAATCTTCTTGAATGCCAATTGGCGTCGAGCTTGGTCTAGCTCTTCGCTAATTACCACATTCTTCCTTGCAAGTGCTTTGACGTCCTCTTCCAAAGCTGCAACCTTTTCCATTAGTTCGTCAACCATAGAGGTTTGTTCTTCTGGAATGTTGAAATTGTGCTCAAGGAATAGGTCACGCAAACCACCGATGAAACTTTCCATAATGTCAAGTTTCACTTGTTGTTTCAAAGCAACTTCATTCTTGGAAGCCCATTCTTCAACAACATAGCTCAAGTAAGCATCAGCTTCTTCCTTCAACTCGGCTTCTTTGGCGTCGATTGCAGACTTCATTTCTTCTTCAAGTTTTGCCTTGATTTCAGAAACTCTCTTATCTGTTTCGTAGCCTACAGCAGCCTCGAATAGAATCTTTAGCTTGTCCTGTGCCTCCTCTGAAAGTTGAGTGCCTTCAAACATAGCAACCAAGTGCTGTTGATAGCCTTCTTCTTTCAACTCTTTTTCTTCTTCATCGTCTTCATCGTCTTCGTCATCTTCCATATCTTCAGTATCGGAAGTTTTTGCTTCCTCTTCAGATAGGAGTTCCTTCAACGCTTGAAGTCTTTTTTGCTTTTCGTCTTCAGATAGTTGCATTTGGTGTATCCTCAAAAGTTAGAAATTCCGTTCAATGTTTATTTATCAATTGTGCTAAAACATTCTTAACTGACTCAAGCATTGCTTTTTCTCTTTCAGCGCGATTAGCAATGCGCTTTGCTCGTTTCTTGGCTTGCAAGAAAGAAACAAATTCCTCATAAAGCAACGTATCATGCAAAAGTGCATCCAATGCCTGTTCATTTTCATAAACTGCTGTAACCAGAGCCTTGGGGGCTGAAGGGTTCATAACTGCATCAACAGTGTGTAATTTGAAATCTTCACAAACCTCTGAAACGCCTTCTTTCAGGGTTCTTACTGAACCCGAACCTCTGGTAGATACACCCAACACCACGCCACCTTCCAACATGGCTTGCATGATTTTACCGCATGGGGTATCCAGCACTTTAGCTCGACCGATGTAATCTTTGCCTTGTTTTGTCATTGATTCAATCAAGATCGCTACACGGTCTGGATTGATTTGAGGGCTATTGGGGTGAGACAATTCACCAACCGCTCTCTTAGTATTTACATATTCGGAAACGAAGGAATTTACTTCTCTATCAAGGATGCTTTCTCTGTAGATACGCCTGTTCTTGTTTATCACTTCGGCTTGTGCAAACACGCCTTCGATAAACCAAGCTTGTCCTTCTTTCTTGCTTTCTGCAATTAGTTCGTTTTCGATTAATAGCATTTTTATTTTCCGTATAGTGTTTTCATGCGAACCTTAGAGCGAATCATCGATCTCTTGGCTTTTATTTTGCGTGCCGATTTACCAACACGCCAAGCCTTACGAGCGGCTCTTCTTCTCGCTCTTTTTTCTTTTTGGGTCATCCTAACGAATTTGATTCGATTGCCTTGGCGAACAACCTTATAGCCTTTTCGTTTCACTTTCACTTTACGGACAATCTTGCCCTTGCGAACAACTCGCTTCATTGCAACTTCATCAAGAAATTCGAGATGATGTGAAGCCTTCCAGTTTTCTAAAAGAGCATCCAGTTTAGCAAGAATTTCTGATTTGTCGAACATATTATTTCTTCAACCCTACGTTTCCGCAAGCTGTAACGTCAACTGAATATGAACCATCTTGGCCCTTAGTTGCAACAACTTTGCCGTTCATTTTTAGAACGCCCGTTTCGTTGTCAAAATCAAATTCTTGATCTAGATAATTGTTGTCAGCAAACCAATTCAAAACAGCATCCATGTCCTTCAGTTGGAGAGGTGCTTCGCTTTCCTTGACTCCCAACATCTTTTCAAGGGCTTTCTCGGTCACGACCACCAAATCCTTAGAACCCATTTCCTTAACGAAAGCCTGTGCTTTAGCCTTTGATGCAAATGGGCCACCCACAACATCTTCAGTTTCTTTGTCAAACACGAAGAAAGCTTCTTCGTTTAGCGAATCAAACATTGCCTGGGCCATTTCGTGGCGCAACATCTCAATCTTCTCGTGAGCTTTTTCTTGAAGGCTCAAAACAAGTTGTTCTTTGTTGAATAGCATGCGTAATTCCTTAGTTCAATTTTTTGTTTATTTATATCAAAGACAAAATTAGAATCTGCCTCCACCCATTCCTTCTTCAGGATCGGGTTTAGGTTCATTCTTGATTTGAGAATCAATATCTTTGATTTCTTCATCCGTTAGTGAAAGGACGTTCTTCTTAATCCATTCTTGAGAGAAGTATTTACCAACATATGGGTCAAGCTGTTGCATCAATGCAGCGCGGGACTGCCACATCTCATTAAACATCAACTCATCCCAATAAGAGTCTGTCTGCCACTTGAATGACAAATGAGCAGAAATTTCATCAAAATCAGAGTCATCCATAATCTTCTTAGTGATGACCTGAATCTTCAACAATTGAACGAACGTCTCAGAGAACTTAGAGCGTAGGTAATTGATGAATTTTGAGAACTTAACTTCTTCTCTAGTGATTTCGGCGGAACGTCCCAAATTGAACGTTGCTTCACTTTGTAGGCGAGATATTGGAATGTTCAATGATTTGAACAGCTTTTTGTAGAAGTATTCTACGTCTTCCAATTCGCCTAAGTTTTGACCGCCTTGCAATGTAGTGACTTCTGTACCTCTGCCACCTTCACGACGAGGCAACCAATAGTCTTCCAACATTGAAAGAACATTTCTTTGATTCTTAATTTCACCTGTATTAGTATCATAAACCATCTTGTTCTTAAAGCGGTTCATAATACCTTGTAAATATTGCTCTGCCTTGGTCTTAGGCAAGTTACCAACATCTACATAGAAGATTCTACGTTCAGGTGCTCTTGCTAGGCGATAAATGACAAGCGAATCTTCCAAAAGGCGCAATTGATTTGCTGCCTTAAGTGCTTTGTCTAGGTGTGAAATTGCAATGTTGGTTCCGTCTTCTTTTTCTCTGAATAGACCGCTATTTGAATAAGCGATTGCATCAGGATGAACCTTAATTGCTTGCTTTGTTTGGGTTACGGAGTTACCATAATTGCCTCTGCCTGCAATATAGGAATTGTAAAGGTAATAAACGTCTTTAATGCGTTCAATTTCAATACCTTGCTCATTACGAATCTTCTCGGTTTCAACAACCTTTTTGATTGTACGAGGATCAATCCATCTAACACCAATTAGCCCGTTTGCTGGGTTTTTTGAATCCACAATGCCATGATAATAATGTTTGCCGTCTATATACCATTGGCGGAATTTATCAGTTGCTGTTCTGTTGAAATTCATCAAGCCAAGAATGTAATTAAATTCTTCTCGTAGCCTTACTGCGATTTTTTCAGGCAACTTGGTTGATTTAGGAACTTGCAATGAAACGGGAAAATTCACAAAATCAGTTACAATTGCTTCATTCACAATTTCCTGGATGGCCCAATCCACCTCTGGTCTTGAGGCCAATTCTCTCCAAGATTCAATTAGTTCTTTCTCATTTGTATTACCTTGATCAACAAATTGTATTGCTTGACTGATAATACCACCCGAGTTCAAAACAATGGTATCATCCAAATTTGGAGGCGCAAATGATTCTTCCTTCTTTTCAGGAATCTGAATTTCTTTTTCGCTTTTTTTATCAAATTGACTGAAAAAATCAAATAATGCCATAGTGTCTCCAATAGATTGGAGGGGATTTGTTCCCTCCAATCTATTTATTTCAGAGATAGATCATTCAGAGATCACTTGACCTCATCTGTCTGCCAGTACTGGTAGGCCAAAGTTACAGTAAACTCTTCAACCTGGTCTGTGGAATCAAAAGACAAGTCAACTGGAGAAACGTTTGTCGGAAATGCGCCAATCAACTGATAAGTTTTTAGCGCACTGCCATCACGGCCCAATTGAGTAATGTATAGATCAGCCCAATAGTTGTTAGGATTCACGACCCCTAAGTTGCCTTCGTGGGTGTTCAATAGAGCCATCCAACGCTCGAAAGCATTACGGATTGAGAAGTCAACATCGTTGATGATGGTCAAGGTCATTTCTTCAAATGTCCGATCACCTGCAACTTTGATTTGACGGCCCATGTAATAGACGTCGATTGGGTTTACCACGTCTGCAGGCAATTGTGCGCCTTTGCATAGGTATTCCATTTTACGACCAGCGTCACCGCCAACCGCCCCTGGGAAAATTTGTGTGACTCTGAAAAGGGAAGGACGTGCACCACCCTGGAAGTTTGCTTTGAAGTCGTTGATGTTCATTTTACCTTCCTAATTTCCTGATTATTAAGCAATCTCTTCGAAGGCAACACCTGTTGGGGTTGCCACAAAATTCAACTGAATAAAGTTGATTGAACGTGCAGGCTTGATGTAGATATCAGCGACAAACCCGTTTGAATCAATAACTTCTGGAGTGTTGTTTGTTGTATCGCAAACAACTTTGAAGCCCGTTACACCACGGCGTCCTTGAATGTCACGAAGGAATGGCTCAACCATACCAACGAAACGACCACGGGTGAAGGTGTCGTTGAATTCAAACATTTGATACTTGGCAGCAGTAGCGATTGCCTTCTCTAGAACGATAAACAAACGGCGCACGTTGATGCGGTCGAATGCACTTGGCTTAGCCTGCAATGTCTTGTCACCGAATAGGATAACACCTTCACCAACTTGGCTGGTTACTGGGTTAACGCCATTCACATACAAGGTGTCGCGTTCTGCCTTAGCACCTGGGTTGTAAGCCAGCTTGATAACGTTCTTGATGAAGCCACGGTTCAAGCCTGCTGGTGAGTACCAAGGATCGGCAACACTGTCAGTGTATGCACACAAACCTGCAATGTCACCTGATAGTGGAACCCAACGCATCTGGTCATTGTAACGGTCATACATTAGCTTCCAGCCGCTATCTAGAACGGCATATGAGCTTGATGTTAGTAAATTGCGGAAGTTCAAGATTGCTTGTAGTTCATTCCCCTTATTGTTCACCACAGCATTACGTGGGGGTGAAATCAGTGCAATGCAATCCTTACGAACGTTCGCCACGTTTTCGATAACGTAGTTTGAAAGGGCTTGCTGGTCATCTTGGTTGTCTAGACCAGCAACGATCACCAGTGAAACGTCGATTGCCTCTGCCCTGCTGAACACTTCGTAACCAGCCATGCGCTTGCCAACTGTCACGCCTGTGGTGTTATCAGAAACACCGCCTGTTAGAACCACGCTAACTGGAGCGCTTAGTGATGAGAAGTTTGAACTTGAATCACCACCCCAGCCTGAAACCTCGTGGGTACCGCCGAACCAAACATACTTGGAATTGCGATTTAGAACATCTGAGTAGTAAGAAGAAGCGCCTGTATAATCCTTGGCGTCGTAAGCCTTTGATAGACCAACATAACGCTCTAGAACTGTACCAGCAGTGCCTGTCCAAAGACCTAGTTCGTCAACAACAACCAAGTGCAACTCATCGTTTGAACCACCCTTGGATGCAACGTATGAGCTTGTACCGGGAACACCGGTGTAAGATGTGAAGGTCAACGCCACATTTGCGCCGGTTGCTGTAGCAGGAGCGGTCAAAGTGATTTTGGTTGCAGAGTCAATTGATAGAATCTTTGCGCCCGAAGGGATGCCAACACCTGTTACTGACATGCCAACCACTAGGTTGGCTGTGCTTTGTGGAGAAACAAAAGTCACCACATCAGAATTATTGGTGGTAGAAGCGGTCTTATTCAAGGTTACTGAAGAACCGAACAATGAACGATATTCCCACGTTTCAAAGGTTGCAGAGTCTGCAAATGAAACACGAATTGAATTGCCGAGAGTGCCTGGATATTTGGCGATAAACTTCACGCCAGTTAGACCCGAAACCTTTGATTCATAGTCAATGCTGTTTTCGATAACAGGCGCAACAGTGCCACCATTATAAGCGTTTGTGGCTGAATTCCCAACCACACGAACAACGCGAAGGTTGTTTGAATATGCCAAGAAAGATGCTGCAGTGAAAAAGTCTGTGGCAGTGTCTGCATCGGGTTCTCCGAAGATAGAAACCAAAGTCTTTTCGGAGTCAACGATTGTTGCCTCGTTCACCGGGCCCCATTTGAATACACCAGAGAAAGCCCCGATAGAAGTGGCTACGGCTGGCACAATCAGTGTAAGGTCGGTTTCCCTTACTTCCACTGACGGAGAAAGACTGAAAATTGCCATTGTTTACCTCGTTTAATGTTGATTATAGTGAAATCCTACTGGGTTATTTATTGTTTACCACTTTTTCGTAAATCTCAACAATAAGCGCCCTTAGGTCTTTCACTTCGTTCTTTAGTGAATTGAATTCGCGTTCCCTATCTCGCTCTCTCATTAGATCGAGTTTGCGCTTTCGATAACGTAGCAATTCTTGTTCGTCTTTGTTAAGGATGGCTCCTGTTATGCTATCCCTAACTAAACTCTCATTTCCTTTAACTTTTAATTCCATTATGAACCCCCAAAACTATCAACTCGCAACTGCAATAGCTCTTAGTTCTTTGATTGAAGGTCGTCTGACGCTATTCCTTCCTTTTAGAACAATTTTGATCTGGAATTCATCAAATTCTGGAATATCGTCAACTCGTCTTTCGTGTTCAGTATATGTCTCATTGTCATATGACACCGCAACATTCAAAGGAGCTATCTTAGTCCATGTTTTTGTTTCCAGATCTCTATTTTTTGCTGTTCTGTAATAAACCTCAATATCGTCTGCTTCTAGCTTGTTTTCGGTTGTGAAGATTCTCAACGAATCAGCAGCAGTCTTCAAACGAATTGTCCGGGTAACGATCTTACTTGCAGCCTTGCCATCTGCCATATTTGCAGCGTTTTCATTGTCATTTGAAGGTTTGTTCAATGCCAATGATGCAACAACCACAGAGTTCTCACTCAAGCTTAGTACAGGAGCAACATAGTCGTTTGCTGTTGTAATGGTGGCTTTGATCTGAATGCTCTTAGATGTTTCGTTCTCAGCAGTTTGAACCAAGGCCACTTCTTGCAGCGCATTCGAGTCCTTGTTCTTCACTTGTTGTTCTTTAATCTGAACTTTAGGCGTTTGACCGCCATCAAAATCCTTACCAGTAATTAGGTTCGCAAAATAACGAACATTTGACTCTGGTGGAACGAACTCATCAGCCAATAGACGATACATGTAATAATTGATGTTGGAATCAATATAGACATAGCGACCCACATCTTCAAAGTAACCTGTCTTGTTTGCAGGTGTTGTCACTTCAATTTTGTAATGATTGATGTCTACAACTTCCTTGACAACGTGATTGCCGTAGATCTCGCTCATTGGGATGTTGTTGAACGCCGTTGCGGGGCTTGCTGAATTGCTTGTTGAACCAACTGCGTTCTCTGGTTGAATCTTAACAATGCCATTCACTTCCATGCCATGGTTGTCGTGTCTCACAGTAATGAAACGACTACCTGATGTTGTATAGAAGTTTGACAATTGAACACGGCGACGTGCTGCACGACCGTCGTTCTCGAAAATCCAATCCGCTGAAACAGAAGTATTGAACTTGGCTCGGTAAATGCGGAACTTAATGTCTTCCAATTGGAACGGTGTCCATGTTGAAGCGTTCTGAGACTTAAACAATGAACCCAATGATGGTTGTTCGCCAACAACCCGATCCTCGTTCACAACCTTTTCTCCCAAGCGTGATATCCATACATGATATCTTGAAGACTTACCGAAGACCACGAAACAGAACTCTTTGCCTGCTGGAATCCAGATTGGCTTGTCGAATACAAAGGCGGTTGCTGCGGTTGAATCATCGGAAACGTTAACTTGGTCTGGACTCAATCCCACTAGAGAACCAGGAATTCTCTCATTGACGGGATAACCGTTATACATTTCACGGAGTTCAAGGAACACTGGCGCCACGGGGTCTTTCTTCCAGAAGAATAGTTCAACCTTGGTAATGAACATGCCAGCGGCTGGTACGTTGCCAGTGAAGAATGATTGTGCCAATGGGTCGTCGCCGCCACCGCCGTCGAAGACTGGTTGAAAGCCTAGGTTTGTGAAGGTTGTTGTTTGACGGTTCACTGTAGTGACACGGTTCACTGTAGTAACACGATTGATAGTGTTGACCGTGGTGTTTGTAATGTCAATAACTTCCTGCATTGTTCTCAATGTGCCGTTTGCGGTGTATGTAGCAGATGCTTCACACTCTACTGCCGCATCGGGGAACTGAAGAACGTTAGTATCGGCGATAGCGAAAGTCTTTGAGCCAGTTGAGAACCGACCCGGAGGAATTTGGAAGTCACCCATTAGGCGACCCATAGGGTCTGATACCAAAGGATCGCCCCATGCACCCGCAACCTGGGTCACAGGGTTAACTGGCCTGCAGAATTCGTTCACATCAACCGCATCAAATGAAGCCCAATAACGAGTGTTTGGCTTGGATGCTTTCACTTCAAAACGAACAGTTCTTGAACGCATGAAAGGAATAACACTGGTACCAATCAAACGGGTTGAACGTGCTTCAGTTGAGGTTGTTACTGATGATGTTGTGGTTGTAGTGTCGGATCCAACATCACGAGTTGATTGGCCCACAATCACTGTCTCTGGAGCAGGTGCTGACCATCCGAAGAAGCCTGAAACCGAACGTGAAGAATTAACCACGTTAATGGTATTGTTCACCACAGTGCTCTCATTCACGATGGTTCGAGATAGGTTAGTGATGTTTGTAACAGAAGGCGCCCACTCTGTTTCAATCCAAGTATCATTTGATGGAGTCAAATTCATGCTTGGATTCCATTTGATGATAAGGTATGGGTTGATTGTTTCTGTTGCAGTGGCGAATGGCTGCTGAATTTCAACGACTTCGGTGTATGGTAGGAACACCTTGTCGCCCTTGATAACAAAGTTAGATGATCTGGTTTGATTCAAAACGAGATTAATGTTATCTGAATATTCTAGTGGAATGACCTTGTTCTGCTCAGGAACCAAAGTAGCCTGAAATCCACCGTCAAATGGACTGAATACACCAAAGTCTTGGAAGTCGGATACAAAGAAACCCGACTTGAAGCGATCTAGACCGTTTGCGTCGGTGATCTTCATCTCCTTTGTCTCTAGTTCCTTCAATGTCAATGTTGTGTAGTATTCTAGGTTTTCGATACGGCGCTCTAGCTTACCAATGTCTCTCATTGTGTAGCGGCGGTTATCATCTTTCTTATACTTGACGAAAGCAGCCTGACGAGTGTAAGCAGGGACAATCAATGTCGCCAATGACATTGCATCCACAGGGGTTTCAGGGTAACGAGTGACACCCGGAACACCGTAGATATACCTGATTTCACCGTTCTTGTAGTAAACGATACGATCCCAACGGTCTACGAAATATGCAGCGTCATAGATGATCGCCTGTCCTGATTGCGGGGCCCAAACGTTTCTTACTTCTGGGAAGAAAGGCTCTGCGGCAGACACTGCAGTATTCACGTTAATAACAGCGTAAACTGTGCCAGTGTATGTAGAGTTAGCAGATGCTACAATCTTCTGGGAGTCAATTGATGTAACTGTCGTGCCCGCAGCAAATCCATTGCAATGAACCCGTGACAATGGAGCAATGACGTTTGAATAATCGTGCTCCAAGAGGATGTTAGGTGAACCGCTTGTAACTCGGCCACGTAGGATGAAGAATCCATCGCGTGGGGTTTGACGGAAGTCCAAATAGTCTGATAGGATGTAGGTTTTCTCTTTTGTTGAGAATGTTGGGATACGACCGATATGAGTTGTGTCGTTTTCATCAACAGGATTATCCCTCAATGATGTATATGAGTCAACCGTGAACACTTCACCTGGGCTGTGTAGGAAATAATCATACACCACAAGCAATTGACCTGATGGAACAGCGAAGCCCGATTTTGCCTTCAATAGGGTGTTCTGATAGAAGTCAAGAGTGTCGTTGTTCACCAACTCAAAATATTGACCAATGTCCGTGTCTGAGGTTGTTGCGGGTGTTGAAAGGTTAGCTGAGACATAGACATGTTTCAGCTTGTAGACGTCCTTGTGTGCCAATGCAATATGACGTGCTGATGGGACAGCGATTGCGGTGCTACCTTCAGCCAAAGTCTTTGTCTTAACAGAAATAGTCTTGTTCAATGTCGCGCTTACAGAGAAGATCGCGTTTGGATAAGAGACGTTGTTGATGACAAGACGCTTACCTTCGTTCTCAATATTTACGATGTTTGAGAAGTAGGCGTTGTCAATTGCTGTATGTGCTGCAACGGGTTGGCCCGTGAAAACACCGTTTCCTAGGTAATCATAAACGCCGTAGCCTGAAGCGTTTGTGGTGATTGTCACGTTGAAGGCAACGTCTGTTGACAATTCAAGGTTACCCGAAGCATCCCTTGTTGTTTTGATGTTAGAGATGCTCAAAGGAATCAAATCACCTGCGCCGCCAGGGAAGGTTTCCTTGAATTCAATTTTTGCCACATAACCTGAAGCTGCACCCTTCACAACCTGGGTTGCGGTGTTGAACACAGGGGCTGATGATGCTTTCTTGACGTAGAGAATCTTGTTTGCGCCATCCCACGCATAAGGCGCATATCCTGCATGAGATGTTAGTGGCATGCCATCAGTAACGTTGAAGTTTGACACCACGTTGTCTAGAGTCACCTTCTGCAAAACGGGACCGTTCTTTAGATCATTTAGCTTCCAACCACCTAAATGCTGCCAACCGTATGTCGAGCTTTGTGATAGGAAGAATGAACCGAATAGCTTGAAGATCGTCCGACCCGAGATGTTGATTGCTTCCATGTGCTTTGGAATGCAATAGCCTATGATAGGTGCAGTGTTTTCTTGACCCGTCGTTAGCCAAAGGATTGGGTGACGAGAAATGTCGATGAATTCGTTACCAGGAGCAAGGTAGATGCATTCTCCGTTTTCGTTGACCTGAATAACATTGTTTGAGAACTTGATAGCGTCTGGGGTGCGGGCCTTGTCTACTTCAAGGTAAAGGCTTGAATGGTTCTCTACTTCAAATCCCTTGATATACGCCTTGCCTTCACTGATTTCAATAGCCATTAGGTTGTCATCGCCGCCATCCGCTGCGCTACGGAAACCTGTTGGGTTACGGTCATCTTTCAAATGGTCGATAACCTTGATGTCTAAGCCGAATACGGCGTAGTCGCCTGATTCATCGTAAGTGCGACGAGCAAGGGTTTCTTCTAGAACGTTGTATTGGGAGTTTGTCTTTGAAACCTTCAACCAGTTGTTCTCAATACGAACCAGCTCTAGGAAGTCTGTATCTTCATCGTCCAGAGCAAGGGTTGAAAGCTCAAGGTGAATTGACATACGGTCAGCACCGGGAGCACCTTCATTAGGGGCACCCGTTGCATTGTCAAACAATGAAGGATCATCGTAAGCAGTAACAATCTCTTTCTTGACAATGAAACCCGCCTTGGCATTTAGGTTAGTATAGTTCCAACCAATCAAAGTAGATTGGGTTTCAGTGTGGACGAAATACCCATCCACATAGAACACACCCGATTCAACAGTCAAAAATGTTGCACGACCTGTACTAGGTTCTCCACCTGGTCCTTGAGCAGCAACGGCAATTGAAATTGTAGGTTCGCCTTCAACAGCGATGGTTAGGTCTGATGAAAACACTGTAACGTTTACCACCTCACCGGCAACGGTCTTTGTGGCTGAATTGGTATATGAAATGATGGCAAGAATTTGACTACCCAGTGCCTGTGTCATCAAAACAGTGGCTTCTAGGTTGGTAGCACCAACTGTCTGAAGAAGTTTCTTGCCTACCAATTTTGTAAGCAATTCGGGGTCGTTATCCAAGTTGTTCAAGATGACGTAGGATGCATTGCGGTTCAATTTTGATTGACCAGGGATAACCATTGAACCATTCTTGAACATATGAGAACCCAAGCGAGCAATTTGCTGTTGGAGAATCTCTTGCATTTGGTTCATTTCTCTTGCCTGAACCGACACGCCAGGCTTGAAAAGGATTTTATGGAAACCCTTTTCCTTAGAGTAGTCATCGAAATATGGCTTTGCTGAAAAATCTACTGCCATCGTATGTCCTTTTCTAATATCTAACCGTTGCTTTTATTTATTGGCTCAGAAACTGAAAATTGGTCTTGCTTCCACATTGTCCGCAATCGACTTCGTTCTCGGATCGAAATATGCCTTGAATATCACGGACCCGCTAATCTTAAATGTCTCATTCGTCACTGTTGATACAGTCCCCGTTGCTGAACTTGTCTCACCTGTCACTACTCCTGAAGGAACACCATCAAGGCCTGTTAGGTAAAGAGTATCTGCTTCAATGTAAGTGATATATCCGTATCCACCAGAGAACGTTACCCTTTCGCCTACTACAAATGATCCGCTTACACCCGTCAGCACAACTGTAGAAGTGTTTGCATATCTATAATCGGTTGCGAAAGAATTGTTCATCAATTGGGGGTCAGCAACCAACAGAAGTTTTCTAAAGGTCAAATCGCCTTTGATGAGACCACCTTCGTTGCCTTCAATTGTACAGGTTGCCATTACATGTGAAGCATAGAGCTCTTCGGCAGGATTGTAACCGTGGCCGAATACGGGAGATAGCACGGCTGTTGCAAATGCACCTGTTCCAGGAACTGCTTGGGGGTCGGTGATGATAACATTTGCCCAAGTGTAACCTCGGCCTTTATTAGTTACTGAAATCGAAGTGATTGCGCCTGTTGTTGGGTGAATTGTGAGTGATGCTGTTGCGCCTGTTCCGTCGCCTACAATCGTAACGGTTGTTCCCACGCCATATTTAGAACCACCTTGGACAAGATCAATTCTGTCTATTGTTCCGGGGACAGCCGCAACCTGTGAAGCATATTGATTTTCGTATCCGACCTCAGATGTGAAGATTTCCTTCACTGGAATCCAATCAGGTGTTAGGAACTTCAATAGGTCGTCACCGTTAACTGAGAACATATAGCGCCAGACATAACCATCTGCTGTCTGAAAGGGAACGGTATTCACCAGGTTGGGTTCAACTGTAGAAACCGCACCGTTATTGTTTGAAATGCACTTGTAGACGTGATTGGAACTTGTCAAACAGTAGAAGTCTTTATTCGCAATGAGAGGGTCTCGGTCATTCCATTGGGTGAAAACCTTTTCTTCCCAATTGACTCTACGAATCACCAAAGAGAAGTTTGACTCAAGAACCTTTTTAGCGAACACCGTCTCATTGAAGTCATTTACAAGGTTGTATGCTGACTCTTGAATACCCGTAGGCGCAAGATCAGGAGAACCCCAACTGAAGGTCCTACCTAGAAATGCATAAATGCGTCTGTCTAAGCAATACTGAAGAAAATTTCTTGCTGAGATAAGAGATAGTTTGTAATTTTTCATCCTAATATCCAGAGATTCGTTCCATGTAGATATTTATGAGGAAGGGGCCCAAGCCCCTTCGTTTGCATATGTAGTGAAAGGGGCCTAAGCCCCTTTGTTTATTCTCATTCCTTGACGTTTAGCTCCACGACTGTTTCATAGAGCGTCTCGAAATTGTTTTGTTCATCAACCACATCCTTGAAGTTCTGGCGATGATATGTTCGAGCCATTCGATTCAGAAACTTCTTGGGAATTTCAAACTCTTCTGCCAGAGCTGCAATCTCGTCTTTGATGAGATCCTTCTCGGCCTCAATACGAGTCATTGACTCTGATACCGTTCGCATAACACGGCGAATCTTCTCACGATCTGCGGGGCTGGATGGGATAATAACTTGCTTGGTGCTCATAATGATTCCCCTTGATTAGTTCATGCCGTTTGCAATCGCCATGAATTCAGCGCGCACCGTCGGATTGCTCTTGAAGGCACCGCTAATGTAACTAGTCACAGTTTCAGAGTTTTGATCCTCGACTCCACGACTAATGACACAATAGTGACGTGCTTTGATTGCAACTGCCACATCATCTGTTTCCAGAATGAATTTCAGAGTTTCCGCAATCTGTTGGGTCAGGCGTTCTTGAACCTGAGGACGGCGGCTGAAATATTCCACAATACGGTTCATCTTCGATAGACCCAGAACCTTCTTGTCGGGAATGTATGCTACAGTTGCCAGACCGTCAATTTGCACAAGGTGATGCTCACAATCAGACATGACTCGGATGTTGCGTTCCACGACCATTTCATCATAGTGCATCTTGTTTTCGATTGTCGTACATTTCGGGAAGTTCTCTGGCTTGAGACCCCAAAACTTCTCGAGGACAAACATCTTAGCCACTCGCTTAGGAGTATCGACTAGACTGTCATCGGTCAAATCAAGACCGAGGAAAATCATAACATCTCGAATGAGAGGTTCGATGACTGAAATCTTGTCTTGTTCGGAAATTTGCAGTTTGTTTGTGGTAGGCGTATGAATACCCAATGAACGTAGATGATTCTCTACTGCTTGGCCCAGACTTGGGTCCGTCTTTGTTTTGTTAAATGCCATTTGTTCCCTTTCCTTAAACGAGAAACATTATTGTAACACAATTTACACGGACATGCTAGTGAAAAAAATCTATGAGGTATTTAGCTTGGGCGATTGAATCGTCTAGCGCATTGTGGTGAACGCCTTCATCACGCTCAATGTCCACACCGAAAACATTACACACTGTCCGTCCATCATAGACATTGTAATATTTCCATGGCATCTTGCCAATCCCTAAAACCTTCATCATTGCTACCTGAGTGATAGGTACATCAAAATGAGGTCCCCTGGCCCATAGGGGTTCATTGCGCTTCTTGGACAGATACTCGAAGAACATATTGAGGGCTTCTGCTGCAGGTTTTGCGGTTTTCTGAATACCTCTCAACGCCGCAGGGTTTTGCTCTCGCCATCATTGAAGTGTATCTTTGTCGTATGTCAAACCATGACGTAGAGAATCTTGTGCATCAATGGTCACATAGAATTCATCATAGATCCGCTTTTGGTCGATGTTGAAACGGCACGCGCCAATGCTCAAAATAGCACACCCCGGCTCTTTGCCCAAGGTTTCAATGTCAAACATCACGCCATTCAAATGACTAAAACTCATAGAAAATCAATCCTCGACAACATCGTTCCAACTATACCCATTGAAAACAAGCTCACGCCCGTTGATTGAATCAATGACGTTCTCAAGGTAATAGTCGTCCCAAGGCTTGCCTGTTTGAATTGTAACGTGGGGTGAATAGAATTCCCGGGAGTGTTTCGCCCCTAGTTTCTTAAGCCTTTCATGTTCCGCCTGTAAATCGGCGCTTTCCAAGGTAATAACGAGAGAGTCTTCGTTCTTACCGTAGAGCTGGATGTCCTTCATTCTTGCTCTGAAGGTTTTTGTTTTCGGGTATGATTTTTCAGCGGGCGAGTCGTACTTGCTATACATCACAATGCAATGTAGATCATCATAATTGCATTCTGTTCCCAAGACATCAGCAACTGCCGTGATGATGTCTTTGGAACGTTTGTTTGGCACAACGCTCACATAAAGTCCAGATTTTCCCGTCCAACCATTACGAATCAGCTTTTCTACAATCTGCATTGACTTTTCCTCAATCATGAGCCGATAACATTCCCAAATACGTATGTATGGTTTCTAGTTGCGACCATATAGCCACGCTTCATTGCCTCATTCGAGATTTTCGCAATGGTAGAACCTTCTTGTTGTTCCTTCGTTGCACCAACAGGCATTACCCAGATGTGCCAATCACTAGGAATTATGGGGATAATCTGCTTCATATACATGTCTAACTCTTCCCAACATGCATCAGTGCCGTTCACCACAAACTTCAACCAACCCGAGGCTTCCTCAAAATAATCCTCCAAGAGCTTGACGTTCACTGCATTACGTTCGCCTGAAACGGAGAACAGCTTAGGCGACACGCTAAGATAGAGGTCTGCGGTTGTTGACATGCTATGGAAGTCTTTGAAAGGCTTTGTTCCATTCGTCTCGATTGTGATCTGAAGCGGAGACATGTCACGCTCCTTGAATTCATCACAAATCGCCTTCATCTGTTTTTGCCAGAGCATGGGTTCGCCACCTGTAAAACATAGCTGAACTTTTTGATTGGTTACGGGATGCCTCCAAAAGCCGTTTTTATTATCGGCCTTGAGACCAAGGTTTGCTTCACCCAAAGCGATCAGTTTGTCCACAAGCTCTCTGACGGACTTCTTGTGAACAAGAGAATCAAACCTCTTAGACCACGAGTATGACGAATCACACCCATGCTCGAAAACAGGCAGTTCTTCAAGGGTCTTGTACTTGCTGATATCAATTGTCTTGTACGGAAGAACGTAGGTTGATTCGTCCATAGGATTCTTCTGACCGAACCCGTTGCATTCTAGGTTGCAGCCGAAGAACCGAACCCAGATTGTGGGCATGCCAGCGAAACCCGCTTCGCCTTGAAAAGATGTGAAGATTTCACTGTACTTGATATCCATGAAAGACTCCTTGAAAACTGCATTATAGCAGACTTAAGCCATCAATGCAAGGTCAAATTTTTCTTTGAGAATGTCAGAACAAATCTTGACGCGTTCCTCAAAATCTGTTACTTCTTTCGGCATGACGAAGTACTTATCTTTCGGCAAATACCTGTCTGCGACGTTCAGGAACACCTCGTTCAGAGACTCTTGGATGTCTAGAGAGCAGCTACCCGCATCATCTTCAAAAGGAATCCCTGGCTGAATGATAAAGGTGAAGTCGATAGAATCGAAATGTTGACGAATCATGCCAAGGTGTGACTCAAAGGCACGAAAGTCTTCTCGTCCTGCCTTGAAGTCACCCAAGAGGTTGCTAAGGAAGAACTCTGAGTAACAGTAGACGTCAAACGCTGAACGGTCAAAAACAGAGTATTGTTCGCCTCGCATAATCTGCTGGGTCACATGGTTGCAAATCACGTTTTGCTGAACAATGCGCCAATAAAACCCATCCTTGCCTCGGAGACTTTCTGCTTCCTTGACAGAGCGTTTCTTAAAGGTCTTCTCGACCCTAGTATAATACATGATGAGATCATGGTCTACTGCAATACGCTCTGCAAGAGTAGTCTTGCCTGTACGATGAGCGCCGCTGAAACAAATTTTCATCGTTGTTTCTCCTTTATGCCACTTTCACCCAAGTCACTCACGAATAGCGGCCTCCTGCTGCTCCAGCCTCTTGAACTCGATCACCCATACCCAAGGGTTGGCGACCCAGCTTTCGGGGCCGTTGATCATCTCCCAGGCTTCTCGGAAGGCGTGCCAAGGTGCGTTGTGTCGCGTGTATCGCTCGGGCGCAAACCACCCAAACTCATCAAAAAACACGGCTTCACCGTCGCCGAAGGCGTGCCATTTGCCGTCCACTCGCCGCACACCCTCCGCTACAGCGTCCGCCTCGCTGATGTCCTGCAACCGCTCCACACGCACGCCGGTCACTTCGAGGGTGATGCGCGACAGTCTGCGAGGCATGTGGATGCTTGGCGACCAGCGCCCACCACTCGGATCGTCTGCATCGGCCCGATACACCGTCTTGGCGGGTCGGCAAGGAATGCTGACGCTCGCCTCCCAGCAGTAGTCGGCTGGCTCGTGGATGAACGCCTCCCTCACCCACAGCCTGTCTCCGGGCCGCCCGTAGGGGGCAGCGGTCTCCAGGACTTCAGGTAAGGGCTTCCGCTTGATAGGTCGATGAACCGCTGGGCCCACAACCCGTCTCCATCATCGAACCAACCGATGCAGTCTGCTGAATAGCGCTTCACAACCCGCCTCGTTTGGGTCTTGGCGCCCGCCAGAATCACCCGGACCATCGGCGCGCTGAAGAGGATGGGACGCTCTTTCATGCTTGCTCCTTCATCGCCAGGATGGCGGCGGAAATGTTGGTACCCGGACAACTGTCCGTGTACTGCCCCTCGAACTCGAACGCACACTCCTCAAGCGTGACGTTGCGGACGAGGGCAGCGAACTTCAAGAGTTCCTCCGGAGAAATAACAAAATTGCCCTCGTCCCAGTCAGTTGGTGGGCTTGTGAATCCGTCATACCCGCCAGCTTTTCGCGCCATCTCGATGACATCGGTTATCGTCATGTCTTCTGCTCCTCAAGCACACAAAGTACGGCGCTCAGCGTGGAAACCACTTCACATCAAAGCGCAGCTCTAAAGCCCCACCACAGCCTCCACCACAGCCTCAACGTCTACCTTGTTCATCATCAGATCTCCAGTGCGTTCGTCTTGAATCATGATCTAGGTTCTCCGTTCAACAATGAACGCATTATAAGGCAAGAATCATACCATGTCTAGTATGTTTTTGAGAATTTTTACTCGAATATCAAAGTTTGACATGTCTACTCCTCACAAGACCCATTCTTCAACCCAGTGGTTGACTCTTGTTCTCCATTATAAACGTGACCCGGGATTAGCTGACGATGTTGAATCCAACCACGGAAGTTACCTGACCACAGTTGCATGTCTGCGGTCATATGAGTGACTCCCAACTCCTTCCAATGCTCTGGTTCATATGGGGAACAAGTCTTATCCATAGGCTTAGCTTGATGTTCAAAAGGAGAAGCATGAACAGGTTTTGTCTCCACTAGACGACGATAGATGTCTTGTGCTTTTTCAAGACTTTTGTCTAGCTTACGATACGAAACCTGAGCGCAACACGATGAGGAGATAGCCAACGCTTCTTCTAGGCTATGATCTTGTGAATCAGTCCAATGACCTTGCATGTAATACGGGACATGCCAATCATTGTATCCGAGTTCAAATGGGTCTGAATTAGCTACAGCTTCTAGCATGGCTTCTGCAAGAGCCTTGATTTCAGGTTGTGCGTCTTTGTGAGCACGGAGATAGAAGAAGTTACCAATTTCGGTTGTCGTCATCACAACCTTGATGATTTGGAACGGTTCTAGGATACGATTGATGATTTGCTTATGTGCGCCTTCTTCATTCATTAAAGCGGCAATTCTGCAGGCCTCACCCCTTGCTTCATCCCAAAGGGACTTTACTCGAGCAAGATTGGGTTCTTGAAGTTCCTCATTGGCTTGCATGCCTGGTTGGTTCTTGCCCCAATGAACCGGCTTTGCTGGATTTGTTTGCACCAGCTCAATCATAGACTTGACGGGAATGGCTCGGCTTGATGCTGCGTTTCGTGAGAACATTCGGTGGGTAAGGAGCTCCGCGTGAATGAAACGGGGATACTCCAACTCAAAGGTTGTAAGCCGAACACCTGCGGGTGAAATTGAATCTGCGATGATGTTTGCTTTAATCATAAAACTCCTTGGTAACAAAATGAACTACCACGAAACTAAAGATTTCGTGGTTTCGGACTTCGTAGACTCTGTTTTACCAACAGACGCCTCCATCCGTTTTTGTTTAGAGTCCGACTTGGTTCCCAAACCAGACTTAATATACGACTAAAGATCGTGTATTTTTCTCGCTAACTCTTATTATAAAAGGCTGTCAGACATCATATCAGACAACCTTCCTAAAATCAAGATTTTATTCTTATACCGTCAGCCCATCAATGTCATAACGAGGAGAGCTGATTGTCTTCAGCATCACGCTTTCTGGCGTGATTTCCTCTGCCTTAAGAACGCTTTGCATGATTGCAGGGCTGAACCCAGTAATCATAGTTGTTCCGTTCTCATCAGACTTAACTTGGATGTTTTGACTACGAGCGTTCACGTTCCAGAAGATGATGTTAGGACGAACATAACCCGCCCTTTCAAACTTCTCATTGATAGCTTGGTAGTTTGTTACCATCTTCTTCCTACCAGAGCAATCTTCCGAACTCGTAGCGGCGTTGAATTCCATATCTGAGATGATGATGATGTACTCAGGCATGTCGCTTTGAGGTACATTGTTCTCTACAGCAGAGTTCAACAGCAAATCAAATGCTGCTTGAATATCAGTAGAACCTCCCCAAGGCAATTTACGAACATAATCCACTTTTTCCTTGATGGTCTTCTGATCGATGTTTGCCCACTTCGGAGCAGTCTCAAACGTCATCGCCAAGTTCTTGAAGTGACCTTCTTGACGTTCAGCCAAGTAGATACCCAAGGAGATTGCAACGTCCATGCATGACACTTTACCAAAACCACCTGCAGGACAGTTCATAGAACCAGAAACGTCAATCATAGGAAGCATCTTGGATGCACCATCCAGATAGTCTGGCAGTTCCTTCCATTGTGCGTCTGCAACTTCAGCATCGCCGAATTGTGCAGTTCGAATAACATCATAAGGGTACAACGCCGAGGCTTTGGCTTTCACCTTGCCGTTTGCAAGAGCTTCCTTGTATGCAGAGAACCTCTCTTTAGCGTTACGGGCAAAAGCGTTTGTATAGCGAGCCATTGCAACAGAAGGCACTTGGGAGAAATTGATTTCATCCCATTGTTTAGCGCACATCTTAGTCTCAACAGTGTTGGAAGTTTCAACCAACAGCTTACGATATGCTTTAGGGCTCAACTTCATCAAACCACGGATGATGGCAGCTTCTTTACCTTTGCGAGGCAACCACTTTGCAATCAACCCTGCATTGACAGATTTGGTTTCCATAGCAACCTTAAGTTGTTCAGCCAAGTGGAAACGGATTTGGGTTGGGATTGCATCATGACACAACAGAGGAACCAAATCGTCAAAACGACCTAGCTCGGGGATCTTACCGCTCAACATGATTGAAGCGACTGCGCGCTTATCGTTCTTAGCCAACCAATCCATGATTGTACGGAATACCAAACGTTCGCCTGGGCCGCCACGAGCGTCACGCGCCCATAGCAAGATACGTAGCGCAGTGACAGGGTCCTCGGCATATGCCAGAATGAACTTCTCTAGTGCGTCGTTAGGATTGTTTCGTGCAGAACCGATAACAGCGAACAAGTCAACGTTACGGTTTAGGGAAGTTGCCAGAGTCTTTGCTCCATTGGCAGTGAAAGCCACGTTTGACATAATAATCTCCGCAGGTTGTTTATGATTTCAAGAGATGAATTGCTGAAAGCAACCTTTTATACAGGAACGCTGTGCACTAAGCACTCATGAGGGCTCACGCTCTAACCCAAAAGCATACAAAGGCATGCTAGATCTAAGTTTTAATATGTCGGGTTCTTGATCTGCTTGCTGAAACGTTCCTTATTGCGTGAAAAATACACGATCTTTAACCGGGTATTAGTTCATTATATATCAATCTTGTGCCTTATAAAAAGAATTTTTTTGTTGATTAACACCTGCTTCAAAAGCAGCTTCCAGCCACTTTACCATCATTCTAGTGGCAGCTTGAAAGTCCTTTGCTCCGTCAAACATGTAGATCAGAATGTCATCATAGAAACGCTCTGACCTAAATCCGAATCCTTCAATTTCGTGAAACCACCTGAAGAAATCAGTCCCAGAGGCTTCGGTAATATTTTCCGAACAGGGTCGTTCCACGTCGAATGCGTTCTTCATGCTTACGAATTCCTTCATAGTCGCACTTGTATGTATGGTTAGGGCCGCGTTCCATTTTGAACAGCTTGGGCTTGCCGTTCTCGTTCCATTCACAGGGCTCCCACTTAATGTCAAACTCACCAGAGCGATAATGTTCTTCCCAGTCGTTGTCTGGGTGAAGTTGCTCAAACGCCCAAATCATTTCATCAAGAACCCAATCCCAGCGCTTATGGTGATTGGCGTCAATGTCATATTCATTCTCTTTGGCAGGCGCTGAAGTTGAACGGAGTTCTTCCGGAACATCCTCATCATCAACGTGAGGTGAACCATGTTTGGTAGCCTTCAGTTGTTTCAGCATAGGTAGAATGATGAGGGCTAGATTGGCATCCATATTCCATGTGTCATACTTGTCAATACGAACCTTGACCTTACGTTTTCTCTTGGAGTTAATCCACTGGCAGAGTTTCATAAGCCAAGAATCGTTTCCGTCCTTATCTTCTGCAAGCCAAGTGCCAAAATCATGCACCCAGTCTGGATGACGCATGATTCCATATTCATCAGGAACCTTCTTAACCCAAAAGCAAAGCTTCTCAGCAATTTGATAAGGTCCAACCCAATTTACATAAGGGCCAATTTCTACTTTCATTTTGATGCCACCATATAAAGTCCGATGTTAGCGAAAGCATAACCCGCATATGCGAGCAACATGCCGGTATTGCCTTTCATGCCTTGCTCTAGAGCAACGTAGGCATAAATGATGCCCGTTAGAATAATAAGCCATCCACTCATCGCTGTTTCCTTTCACAATTGCATTCGCTACGACCTTGGTTGCAATCGCCACTACAACCGTCAGTTTTTTCAGATATATGGTACATAGTGACAATAAACAAAACGAAACATATAACGCTAGCAACAATTTCAAACATGATATTCTTACTTAGAATAGTGCCTTAGCGGCACCAAGCATATAAATCGCAAGCAAACCCGTATTGACAACAATCAAGGAATTTTCTTTGATCCTGACTGCAAAAATCAACCACAGGACGCTACCCGCATTGAAAGCCCAAACATTCAAAGGATAGGTGTTCAAGGATGTCAAAAGAGCACCCGCAATCGTCAAGACTGTAGCGCTCCACTTCAAAAACGAATTCAAGTGATTTCCTTACAATCAGAAACTTTGAGAACACCTTCAGTCACAATGACTCCGCCTTCAAGTCGTTGATACAACTCGGCAGTCTCTTTGATGTAGAAATGCATGATCTTACCCTTTTCGGTAATCAGAGTGAAGGGCATAGGATCTTTCTGAACTTGTTCCATGAATAGATTTTCGTTGTTGTTCATCGTCTTCATGCCTCCATTATAACATGGTTTCAGACGATGTCTAGGACTTTTTATCCGAGAGCATTGCCATAGATGAGGTGAAGACCGCGGAGCACTTTGTCCAAGTTGTTCCAGCCTCGGAAAACCGACCACAACTCAATGTGGTCAACCGCTACGTGGGTGGCCCCACGATCGTAAATCAAAGACTCCGGGCTCCCAACATCCGCTGGTAACTTCGTTCGTACCCAAGGGCCATAGTCATCTGAGCGACGCTTATACTGGGCAACGAGCCGCCCTTTTCGGGCGGCGTGAGCGGCATCTTGAATAGCCTGCAGCGCCGTATGGATTTCGGCGGGAGCAGGAGTGATGTGAGGCATGTCATATGATGTCCGGATGCGTTGCACGGTGTCAAAATTGGACCAGCCAGACCTAGCCTGCCACCCCAAGTACATAATAGCACAGCGCTTCAATGTTTCGTTTTCGCGTGCAAGTGCATCCCGCTCTTCAAGCAGCTCGCGGATCGTGTCGGGGTTGCAAGCGGCGATCAGATGGGCGTCTGCCTTAACGTCTTGGGCGGTTCGGCAATGGCGGACTTCGGCCAGAAACCCGTTCGCTCTTTACAAACGTCCCGCTATTGGTAGGGCAAACCCGCCACGGGCCCGGCGTCGGCCCCTTCGCTAGTGCCTTGCGGATTTCCTCGTAACGGTCAGCCATTGCGGTTCTCCTTGAACAGTACAGCTTTGGCCTCCTTCAGCACTTGCATCGGCGTCTCGGGGTCAAACCCCAGGCGGCGATACGTGTCCGCTGATGGAAACCACGAAACCATCGCAGCCAAGGCCTTTCGCAGCCGCTCATTCTCGGCTTCCAGCGCGTCACGCTCTGCCATCAGAATCTTGGCATCAACGTCCTTCATGCACATCTCGATAAAATCACCGGTGTTCATCATGTTTCCTTTCGTTTACCGTATGACTACATTGTACAGCAAACAAAAGGGCCGTCTAGCCTCTTTGTCAAAAAATTTCACGACCATTGAACCCCGCCGCTAACGACAAAGTTCTCAACTTTCAGCTTCACAAAGGTCATACCCTCGTCATCATGAGCCTGACGCTCGATCTCGGCGTTCACTTCAGCTTCGGTTTCATATACCTCGGGAAAAATATCTAGTCTGATGTAGCCATCTTGGATAAATCCAATCACCCAACCCTTCTTTTGCCCTCGTGCTTGAGCCTTAGCAGTCTCAATAAGCTTAGAAGCTTCGATTGCTTTTTTTGCCAAATCTTCATGCTTCACATAATCAGACTTGACCCAATTGGTTTTATACTCACGCTTGAGTTGCAGGTTGTAACGGCGAGTACCATTCCGAACGCTACCAGACAGGATAGCGAAGGAACCGTCCTTCTTATTGCTCAGCAGTTGACTTGTTTCAGTGTTGAAAAAGTAACCATCAGAGATTTGACGGAAACCTTCCAAAGAGTTAACAGGGATAAGAGCCATTTCACATTCCTTTCAGAGTTCAGAGCAATAACAACCAACGAAAATTTATTTTATAGGAAGGTCCTTGGGAAGTCTAGAGGTTGTTGCTGGTTTCTTGTATAACTTGTATAACTTGAATAACTTGAATAACTTGTATAACTTGAATAACTTGTACTATTCACACATTGATTACTAGTTCTTTTTCAAGTTTCATCTCATGGGGAAAACTGCTCCAAGTGCAGGAGCACTATATAATTTAACATTCACCGATTTACCGTACTCTACCCAATCCACTGATAGATGGGTAATTCCTTCTTTTACCATGTTGAACCTAAAGTATAACCTTTATATTTTATCCACCTAGATGGGGTAACCCCATCTAGTCCTCGTTCTTTTGCTAATTTACTCTGTCGTATTTTAAATTCTTCTGTGTAGGGATGCCCTTTTATTGATTTACCCTTATTTGGGTTAATTGGAATATCAATACCTAATTCTCTTGCTTTAATGTATTGATTACTTTTTTAGCACCGGGTGGGTGCTTGTTTACACTGTTATGGAAAGATTCCTTTTCAAAATTTGAAATTCTTCTATTCGGATTTTGTTTACAATATCTCTCATGATTTATTTTTGAATTATTATTCTTACATTCTTTGTTGCAAAAATTACATATTAGCATTTTATTATTCTTATAATTACATTTTGTAAATTCGTTGCCGTAGACCACTTGGCTAATCCAGCACAATATGCCATAGGCGGCTGCTCTACCAACTGAGTTAAAAGAATGAATTTTGGTGGAGCTGCGGGGAATCGAACCCCGAACTGCGCCTTGCAAGGGCGCTGTGTTCCCAATTATACCACAACCCCAAAAATCTACATTGTTTTGTATATATTCAAAACGTTTGGGATGACCCACGGGATTTGAACCCATACTGCCAAGGTCACAACATAGAGTTCTAATCATTACACTAAAGTCACCACTAAGCGTTTTGGAACGGTTAGTCAGATTCGAACTGACACTTCGGATTTGGAAGACCCGCGTGCTAGCCGTTAAACACTATAACCGCATTGAATATAACAGGATGGCTCCTACTTTTTGATTAAAGAGAGAAATCGAAACTCTCAACCAGTATATCTTAAAATAACTGCTGTAACCATCCTTAAATTTTTGTCTCCGAAGAAGGAATCGAACCTTCGCCTCATGGCCCCAAACCACGCACGCTACCATTACACCACTCGGAGTGATTTCCATTTTTCTACGGTGACCGCTACCAACTCGCTACTGAGTTGTATCACAGTTAGTTGGATCACTGCATATGATACTTTTAATCAGTGGTGCGGTAGGTTGGATTCGAACCAACAGTGTTTACCACGAGGGACCGGATTTACAGTCCGGGGATGCACACGCCATAGCATCAACTACCGCATCTTTGTCGTCACCATTTCAAAACACAATATCGGTCCGGGATTCTAACCCATTTCTAATTTTGTGTTTTGAAATGGTGCCCCTAGCAGGGTTCGAACCTGCACTCCTTTCGGAAGCGGATTTTGAGTCCGCCGAGTCTACCAGTTCCTCCATAGGGGCAACAAAACAACCTCTAGACTTTTAAAGAACGTTTCGTCTCGGACGTTTGTTAACGTCCTCAACATGTATCCCATTATATCAGAATTCTTCGCTGACAACAACTTCTTGCTGATTCTTGAAAAATTCTTTTTCCCCAATCACGTGTCGCTTTTCCTGAATCGTAAGTTTGCCGAAGAACTTACGCGGGTTGCCACACAAGACACAATTGCTATTCCCACAGGTTACAGTATTTAGCTTATGAAGTCTATGCCCGACACGCTTACCTTTCAACCCCAGCCACTTGGCGATCTTCATCTGTCTTGCGATATGGCGTTCATCGTTTGCAAGACGCTTGCTGTGTTTCAACCTTTGTTCTACATCGCTCATATATCTTTCTCCTTGTACGTCGGAGACCCATTGAACCCTATTATAGGGGCAATTTTCGCTTCACAACAAAAACCATACGGGGTTCTTAGACATTCATTTGAACCACCAAGACCCACACCCCATCCAATCTCTAACCTAAATCTTTTCTACCTCGACACCTAGCTGCTGAAGAAACTTGATACCATCATCAGAACGATACTGATTTCTGTACCATACCTTCCTGAACCCTGACGTCTTGATGGCTTTGGCACATTCGACGCAAGGCGCATGGGTCACAAACAAATCCGCACCGAGAGCACTCTGACCGTCCCGTGCCATTTTGTAGATTGCGTTTTGTTCTGCATGAATGACCTCAGGCCTTGTTACAGTAGAACCGTCTTCATTCTGTGTCTCACAGACGTTATCAAACCCCGGCGGTGTGCCGTTGTAACCCACGCTAAGAATACGATGGTCTTTCACAGCAACAGCACCGACCTTGAGCCTTGTAGCGGTTGAAGTCTTGGCAACAACCTCTGCAATCTCAATGTAAAGGTCTACGAATTTCCGTTTCATTAGGAATGTGCAAAATACGCAATTTTGTTCAAGATGACGGACAATTAGGCGGTCAAGTCTTTTTCACGTTTTGTGGAGTCACTTTTTTGTTTTGGTGGAATCTTACGAAGCCATGATGCCGAAAAGTCTGCAAATTTTCCCGAGCCTCCAAATTCAGTCACCAAACCTTGACCTTCACATTGCCAGATTCGTCCAAACTCCGGATGCTCACCTTTCAATGCACGAACGGTGACGATCTTTCCTCGATTGGGACTATCTGTCCCGAAAGCGCCGCCGATTACTTCACATACATCACCTGTCTTGATTGGTTCTTGCATTTGTGTTTCTGTCCCTCATGCAAATACCTTTGTGAATGGCACCCCCTGGAGGAATCGAACCTCGTGCCGTCCATCCTTCACTAAGGAACGGTTTAGAAGACCGTTGAAGGGACAGGGGGTTTAATTTACAAAGGTATTCATACAACTAAGTTTTATGATATTCGTTTCACCATAGACGCATTGTTCTTCTTACTATATCTTCTTTAAAACATTTGAGCAATCAAAGGCGTTTCATCGAGTTCTTCGACGATGTTGGAGTAGTTATTCTTAATGTATCGTTCCAACACCTTCTTCTTGGACTTACCATTAATAGACTTCACGTCGATAATAAAAGGATACATGCTTCTATCTTTGCGGTAAGCAGGTTCAAACTCATAGACATACCAAGTGTCTTCGGGACCTTCCCAACGAGACTTAGGAACAAACTTGTACTCAACCTTAACTGCTTTGTCGATCATTTTGTATTCAATGTGCTCCAATGCCTCTATTATGCGGCACAAAAGTTGCTTTGTCTACAACCCCGTTCTTGCTATTGCGTAACTGTCTACTATATCATGCGCAGGGGAAGCAAGTTTGCTCATTTGCATCCATTTTACAATATCTATGCCTTCTTTGTCAAGTAGGGTTTGCACCATGGCTTCCTTGTTGGCGTTGCCCTTTCCTGTCCAGTGCTTCTTGACCGCCGTGGGTGCAATGATTTCAGGATGCAACCCAAACGACTTCTTGAGGTGATATTTCAACAAGCCAGCATTCTCTGCAATGTTGAACAACATGCTACCTCGTGCCCCGAAAGCGTAACCTTCTAGGATGATCTTAGAGCCAGCTTCCCAATGCTGTTGTATTTTCTCAACAGACCATTTTGCTAGGGTTTCATAGCGATCAACGTTATCTGCCCAGTCCTTTTGGATAAGCGTACCCTCATAATTCAGAGCCTTTACACAGACCTTCTTGTTTGCATTTGCAAAATAGAAAAAGGATGATTTGAAGTCATCCCCTAGAACGCAAATTGATGGACTGGTATAAGAATAGTCTATACCAAATATCTTCATTTTTCTTTCAGTGATTCAGCAAGAAGCTCTCCCTTTTCGTCAAGAGACTCGGATGCTTCTTTCATCAGTCGATAGGCTTGGAACACAGCGACGTTACGCCAATCGTCACCGTACTTTTCACGAAATTCTTCTTCACGTTGGAGAATAGCTTGTTTGAGTTTTTCGTATTCCTTGCGCACCCGAGCAGGGAATGAATTCACATCTTTCTCAAAAAAGAATTCCACATATGAAGTATCATTCGGAGGCGTCCATGGTCCTGAAGTATAATCTTCATCTAACCCAAGTTCTCTTTTTATACGACGCAGATACACGAGTTTGTCTATTAACATCGGAATTAATCCTTTTCCATTTGGCATACTCCATCATTGCTCTAACATGATGGAAAGTTCTTTTCTTGATTAAGGCATTAACATCAATGCCGTCTTCCACCATTCTATTTATATCCTTTTGCTGAATGTCATTCGGAAAAATAACAACCCTTTCATTTTGCCGAATTGCATTAGCCATGTATCTGCAAATATTCACATTACGAGGTTCGTTGTCCCAAATATGAATTGCATTCTTGATACCAAGATTGTATTTCTGATATGCCAGAAGGTTTGCGTCCAATGTTGCAATGCAATTGTCTAGGAACAATGAATCAATGGCGCCCTCAACTACATAAACAGGTTTTGTGTAATCCAGATCACCCAAACCAAATATCTTGGGATAGCTCTCGTCAATCTTCAGTGTAATATAGCGAAGCTCTGAACTTTTGAAAGCACGGGCAATCAGAATCTTAAGGTTGCCAAATTTATCTGTTTCTGTCAAGATGATTCGAGGGTCGGCCGGGACTGTTTGCTCGAGACCAATCTTCTCAACAAAATCACGAAAGTTAGATGTGTACCAAAACTTCTTGTATTTCTCTTTAGGAATTTTGCGTGACTTCAGATATTCAACAGCAGGGTGAATCTTGGACAGCTCTGATATTGGAGTAAGATATTTCGTCCAATCTTTGAGTTCTTCTGGCTCTTGTTTCTTTTCCTCAACCTTAGATTCTTCTCGTTCGCCTTTGAACGATTCGAGTACATACTCCTTATAGAGTCTCGGGTTTAGGAATTTCAGGAACGTCTTGAATTTGTGATTCTCTCCGCAATTGTGACACTGAAACGACAACAGACCCGTCTTGTCCTTGTATATGTAGCCACGCGCCTTTGCTTCGCTCTTTTCAGAGTCGCCGCAATACGGACAACGGAAATTCCACAACAGATTGCCCTTTTGCTTAAAGCGATCTAATTGTGAAGCTACAAACGATAAGAACTTTTGCTGAATGTAAAGATGTTCCAAGGTTCGCTACTCCTACATGAACCTTGAGAATACATCATTTTTCCTTGTCTGTCAAGGTCTCTTCTTCTTCTTTCCTTTTGCGACGAACCATGCCTAAGGGCTTAGGTGAGTCTGTTGAAACAGCAGAGCCTGTCACGTTGGTTGGTGTTTCCTCATGCATGTTGAAGATTGCTTCCTCAATCATTGCCCATTCACGTTCAGAAATATCTAGCTCTTTCAAACCTTCTTTCAATAGCAACAATGATGCGGTGGCTGCCGCAAGCCATGATTTGCCGCCTGGAACCGTTCCAAGCAAACGCTTCAGGTTGAACACTATTCGGTGCAAATATGTGAATGAATCTTTCTCTTCAGATGTTTTCAAGTCTCTGAAACGACGAAGGCGTTTGCCGTCCTTGTCGATTATACCAAACTTGAAAGCTTCTTGCTGTTCCCAAGGGGTAGTTAGAAGTTTGATGATTCTTAAGGCGTATATAAAGTCGCCCATTCTTGTAATGTTCATAATTCCAAATCTTTGAGAATTATTTTTTGAAATGACTTGTTGATTCGTGTCGGATCAAATTTGATTTTTAGATTGGGGTTGACAACCACATGGCTCTCAATACCCCAAACCGTATTTAGAAACGTCATCACTAAATCATGGTTGTTAGGATGTGACAGAAGAAATAAACTCTTTGCTACAAACTCCACACCGAAGCAATTACATGCAATAATAAAATTATTGAAAACAAGACGAGTAGAAAACCTTCCAGTCTCGGAAAATTTTTCAATTTTCCCCGCGACTCTTTTGATAAGCGCAAGGTCTTGTTCAAATTCTTCATCCGAGAAAACGGGATTTCTATATAATTTCGCCGCTGTCAGCTTGTAACTGCTTAGAGTGATTTGCATTATTCTTTGTCTAGTTCCTCGAAGTATTCGTCATCCATTTCCGTTTCCCAAACGTATTGGAGCTCCATATCAATCTCATATTCACCATCCTCAGAGTCTCGGTAATAGGTGACAACCAAATTGTATTCGCTTTGGTCACCTTCCTTATAGACTGGGATAATGAAACTAATTGCTTCTTGGGCTGAAGAATCTTCCAAATTGATGCGAATATTTTCCACATCGTCATAATTCAAATACAACCCCTTTGACCTCAACAATGAGTCGGCATGCTCGATAAACTTAATGACCTCACCATAATCAGTGAATGTCTTTTCACAGAAAATGGTTAGTTGGTCATTGATGGCGTCTAGTTCGTCACTGAAATCATCATCAAGATCATAGGTTTCATGCAACATTTTTACCTCTACCTCTACGCTTAGCCTTTGGTGCTTCTTCTGCAATTACTTCTACGGGTTGTTCGTCTGCAATGGCGGCTTCCCCTTGGACTGTTTCATCAATCACGGCATCTTCCACGACTTCTGAAATCACGGCTTCAGCAGTAGGGACCTCGACCAATTGTTCTTCGACTTTGGGAAGAGGTTTAACACCGCCACGAACTGAAACAAGCAATTCGCCTGTTACTGGATGACGCCAGCCACGGTCGCTCGGCACAGCATCGGGGCACCAGCTTGGCGGAAAATTAACAATATTCCTCATTTAGCATATCTCCTAGAAAGTTTTCCAATAGTTCATCCAATTCTTCGTTTAGGACGTCCTGTAGTAATTTATACAATTCTTGGGTGTCCTTTTCCGATGCTTTCTTAGGCATGCCTTTTCTGAATGATGCATAATCACCCACCTTGACAAAACCTCTCATCTTGGAAGCACTCATGCCTGTTGCATCATCGGCGTCAGGGTCGCGTTCGCCTGCGCTAATCAATTCAACAACATCAAAGCGTGTCTTGTTACGTTCGGCTATGTCTTTGTAACCTTCCATTCGGTCAGAGCCAGCAAAGAAGTAAACTTCTTTGAATCCGTTGTTTGCAATCCAAGTGAATGCATTGATAGGTGTCTTGACATTTGGATCATCCACAAATGTCACTTCAGGAAAGAACTTCTTTGCCATTTTGATTTTCACATCAAACGGCAAAGGGTTCTTTTTCTTATCAACGGTTCTAGACAGGAACAATACAGGCATGCCACCTATCTTCTTAGCATGTGCAACCAATTTGTCTATAAGTAACTGATGACCTGATGTTGGTGGATTCATCCTACCAAAGGCAAATACAATCTTATCTTTCATTAGTGTTATCCAGTCATGGTTGATGTTTTTCATTTATTTATCAATGGTCCCCTTATGTCACCTAATATATCATCCCCACCCCATCCCCCATTGATAATCTGCTATAGTTTGAAAATTCTTCAATAAAATCAACAAGTTAACTTAGATCGTGCTGTGACTTGATATTGTTTGAAACATGCCTTATAATAAGACATCTCGAATAAGAACAGGAGTTAGTATGAGCACAGAGAAAAAAGCTGGACGCAATTATGTGGACAATGAAAAATTGTATGAATCTTTTTTAGAGTGGCATGCTAAACGTGCTGAGGCTGCTGAACAAGGTTTGGAAGAACCGCAACCACCAAAGTATATTTCGGAATGCATTGTGCTTATACCTACACGTTTAGCGTCCAAAGGAAATTTCTCGGGCTATTCATTCAAGGAGGACATGATTGGAGACGCTATTGAGAATATCATCCAATATTACAGAAACTTTGACCCAACAAAGTCTAAGAATCCGTTTGCATATTTCACACAGATCGCCTATTACGCCTTCCTGCGTAGGATCCTTCGAGAGAGGAAACAATCATATATCAAGCATAAGCTGATTCAAAACAGCGACATCTTGGATAGCATCGTCACTCAAGAGCATGATGACAGTATCGACTATCATGTATCGATTGTTGAGACTATGAAGATGAACCTTCGCCCTGAGCTTGAGGAATATTTCGAGAGAAAGAAAGGCGTCAAGGCAAAGAAGATTGGTAAATCGATTGAGGACTTGCTAGAGGAAGAGCTGCAAGAAGTTGTGGAGGGCCCCGATGACGAAGCGTAAACTGAACTGGGCTTTCATTACAGATCAACACTTCGGCTGCAGATCTGATAGCAAAATTTTCCACAGGCTGTTCAGGAAGTTCTACACTGAAGTTTTCATTCCGTTTCTCAAGGAGAATGAAATCAAGACTCTGTTTGTCTTGGGCGACTTCTTTGACCGCAGAAAATTCATCAACTTTGAAACTCTCAAATTGTCAAGGGAAATATTCTTTGACCCCTTAAAGGAAATGGGAATCAAAGTTCATGCCATTGTGGGCAATCATGATGTAATGTATAAGAACACAAACGCCGTCAATAGCTTGGACTTGCTTGTTAGTGAACATCATTATGACAACGTGACGGTGTATTCCGAACCTACAACGACTGTGGTTGATGATGTTAAGGTGTTGATGCTACCTTGGATCAACTCTGAGAACTATGGTCGTTCCATTGATGCAATCAAACATTCAGACGCTCGCTTTGTGTTCGGTCACTTGGAGATGAAGGGGTTTGAATACCATAGGGGCATGGTGTCTGAACATGGTCACTGTGACGCCGATTTGCTTGCTAGATATGAGTATGTGTTCTCCGGTCACTACCATCATCGTTCAAGCCGAGGCAACATTCATTACCTAGGCACCGCCTATGAGATGAATTGGTCTGATTACAACGACCCAAAGGGCTTTCATACCTTTGACGGACAAAAATTGACGTTTGTAGAGAATCCTGAAAAGATTTTCATTCGCTTGGTTTACGATGATATAAACCCCAGGCAAATTGAAAAGGACATTGGGGAACTAGGTTCTTTTAAAGATAAATTCGTCAAGGTGGTGATTCGGAGGAAGGAGCAACCAATCTTATTTGAACGATTCATAGACAAGATTGCAGAGACGGGTCCTTCTGACATAAACATTATTGACGAGACAAACTCTGTCAAAGTTCTGGCTGAGGTCGGGGACGAACTTCCTAAAGACACCCTTGAGGTTATCAAGAATTTCATTTATAATGATCTTGAGACAGATTTGTCTAAGGAGCGTCTGATGCGAAAGCTACAGACAATTTATGTCGCAGCAAAGGCGTTAGCCGATGATGAGTAAAACATGTTCTTAGTAAAAAAGATTCGATTCAAAAATTTCAGGTCATACGGCAATCAATTTACAGAGATAAACCTAATCAAGAGTGGCAGCACTGTTATCACTGCACCTAATGGCAGTGGTAAATCTACCATCTTGATGGCGATTGAATTCGCACTGTTCGGCAAAGTGTCCAACGGCATCAACAAAAACGACTTGGTCAATACAATCAACAAGAAAGATCTTGTCGTAGAGATTGAATGTGAAACGAAGGGCAAAGAGATTCTGATTCGCCGAGGCATCAAGCCTAACATCTTTGAAATCTTCATTGATGGTAAATTGGTTGACCAAGAGGCGTCTACCAGAGACTATCAAACCCAATTTGAAGAAGAAATCCTGGGGTTCAACATCTCTAGCTTCCGCCAGGTTGTTTCAATCAGCGGCGGTTCATACACCCCGTTCCTTTTGCTATCTGCGGGGCAACGTAGAAAGATTGTTGAAGAGCTTTTGAACCTAACGGTGTTCTCTAAGATGTATATCATGCATCTTGCATCTATTGCACAAACGAAAGAAAATCTGCAATCAGTAGAAAACGAAATCGAGAAACTACAAGCATCGCTTGCTTCATTGAAGAAGGGTCTTGAAACCCTATCAGAGCAAGAAGAAGGCTATCGGAAAACGATTGAAGAAAACATTGAAAAAGCCAACTCAAAGATTCAGGCCATCAATGACGAGATAAGAGATCAGAATGTTCAAATCGAAAAGCTCCAATCACAAGCAGACTCTTATGAAGTAAAAATCGCCAAGAAGACCAAGCTCCAAGAGTATGGACGGGACATGAGGAAGAAGATTCAGAAGATTACAGACTTCATCTCATTCTTCCGAGATAACGATACTTGCCCAACCTGCACCCAACCTATTACTGAAGACTTCAAGGCGCAAGTCATCGAAGCTAAAGCAAATAAAAGAACAGAACTTCAGAGTAGCCTTGAAAATCTTAATGCGCTACTTCAAAAGACCGAGTCAGAAATCGAAAAGCTAGATGAAGTCCTAAAGAAGATTCGTTCTCTTGAAAACAACATCCACACAAACACAAAGCGCATCTCTGACCTTCAGGCATACATTTCAGAGCAACAGAAGATCTTGGGTAAAAAACATTTCAGCTCGGCAGACCTTACAGCAGAAATTAAGAAAACTTCTCAGGATATTTCTGAATTAAAAGCTCGTCGTCTAGAACTTCTTGAAGAAAAACAATATAATGAGGTCATCAGTGCAATCATCAAGGACAACGGCATCAAGTCCAAGATCATTGCGCAATATGTGCCTCGAATGAACCAAGAGATCAACAAGTTCCTAGAGCTATTGGATTTGGGTATTTCATTCGAGATCAATGAGAATTTTGAAGAACGTATTCTTTCACGTTTCAAAGACGAACTTTCATACATGAGTTTCTCTGCGGGCGAACGTGCGAGAATTGACATTGCAATTCTTTTCACTTGGAGGGAGTTAGCTAAATTAAAGAACTCGCTTAATTGCAATCTGCTCTTCCTAGACGAGATTTTTGATGCAGTATTGGACGACCAGGGACTAGAATCATTCATAAATCTGTTAAAATATCATCTAAGTGATACGAACGTTTTTCTAATTAGTCATCGACCCGAGGTTGTGGACAAATTTGAGAGCAATCTCCGCATTGTCAAATCTGCAAACTTTTCAAGGATAGAATAATGATTTCCAAACAACCAGAATATATTCTCCGAACCATGTGGGATAGAATCAAAACAACAAATGAAAATCTAGATCAAGATGAAGAAACTCTTGATGAAGTTGTTTCTGAAGATGAGCAGACATCGGTTTCGGTGTTTGACAAGTTTGCAATCATCCAACTGAATGGCCCTGTATGCGCTGAGACGGTCAATCCGATTGTGGATTTCATTGTCGGGGCAAATTTGTCAAGTGACAAGAAACTGGATTTGAACGTCATTAACCTTTTCATTGACACCGAGGGCGGCGACCTCCATTCGGCTATGAAATTGATTGATGCCATTCGTATGAGTGAAATTCCTATTCGCACCATCGGATGGGGTAAGGTGGCATCCGCTGGTCTAATCATTTTCATGACTGGCGCAGAACGTTTCATATCCGAGAACTGTTCAATCCTTTCGCACAATGCAACCTTCAATGCGGCTCGTTACTCTGTTCGGGTGAATGACCTTTCACACCAACAAGAGTTCAAGCTCATCATTGACCGAATCATGCGTGTCTACAAAGAATGCACCGGCAAGGATGAGAAGTATATCAAGAAGCACCTGTTGCGTGATAATGACGTCTACATGTCCGCTGCCGATGCAATCGAACATGGCCTCGGCGACGGGTTCCTTCCAAGAGGCATGTCTTGGCTAAAAAGTTTGGTTAGACAGAGAATGACAGTCGAAGAAGTCCTTGACCCCGAGCTAAATACCTGATACAATACAGGTTCAAAAGTGTTGTACAAAAAATCTTTCATGAGGTAACATAATGCAACTTTCCAAGCGTACAATCGAAGTTCTCAAGAATTTCGCAACTATCAATCAGTCAATTGTTGTCAAACCTGGTAAGAAGCTTGCGACGATGGCAGTAGCCCGAAACATTCTAGCCGAGGCCGATGTTGAGGAAACTTTTCCATCAGAGTTTGCGATTTACAACCTCAACGAATTCCTTTCAGCGTTGTCACTGTTCGAGAATCCCGAATTGGAGTTTGGCGAGAAGTGGGTCGTGATTCGTGAGAAGGGTGCCAAGCGCGGGGGCGTCAAGTATTTCTATTCAAACAAGGCTCTGATTGTGCATCCCACAAAGTCCATCAAGATGCCTGATGACATTTCTGTGGAGTTCACCGTTACAGAGGCAATCCTGACAAAAATCTCTCGCGCTGCAGGAGTGTTGGGTGTGAGTGACGTTGTGGTTGTGGGTGATGATGAAGGCATCAGCCTAATCGTTCAGGATCGTAAAAACGATTCTTCAAACGATTTTGAGATTCAGGTCTCTGACAAGGCTCAAGAAAAGCCATTCAAGTTCTTCTTCAAGCAAGAGAACCTGAAATTCATCCCGGGTGATTATGTTGTTCAAATTTCAGACAAAGGCATTTCGTCTTTCAAGAAAGCAGACGGTACAATGCAATACGCCGTGGCTCTAGAAGCCACTTAACCAAGGAGACCCAATGCTACACAATAATAGAATGAACTATGTGGCGTCGGGTCTTCAATTTGCCAAGTTCCTCTACAAGGATGCTCTTAAGAGCAAGGAAATTGTTGACCTGACAGGCCAGTGGCTAAAGCGTTTGGATAACGTCAACGGCCATCGCTTCAGTGTGCTGTTCAATGCATTCACTGAGAAGAAGATGGGCCCACAGATTCAAGAGACCATCAAGCCTTATGTCTATGATGTTCATTCGGACTCCGGTGGCCTTCAGATGATTTCTCGTGGCCTTGCTGTGACGCCTGAGATCAAAAAAGAAATCTATGAAACCCAAGGTAGGTATTCAGATGTGGCTATGTCTTTTGACGAAATCCCAGTCTATACCTTGGTGCAGAAGTCTGAGCTGAAAGATGCGAGCAATAAAGTATTTGATAGGTCTCGTCTTGAGCCTTGCGCTAAGGCAACCGCTCGAAACATTACCGAGCAGATCCAATCATTCCTTGATAACAAGTCATCGACCCGCCCATTGGCGATCATTCAAGGGAACTGTCTAGAGACTGCTATGATTTGGTCGGATATCCTGTTTAAGGAGATTCCACAAAACATGCATGAAGTGATTGGAGGTATCGCTATTGGTTCACCTGCTCTAGGCGTCGGTGAATTGGAAGAAGTGAAGAAGGCGTTCTGGTTCACCCAGATTCCCTTTGACATTAAAGAGAAACATCTTCATATGTTGGGTGTGGGTGCAATGAAGCGATTTGTGCCTACGTTGGTGTTTGTGAAATCGGGTTTGTTCAAGGATACCTTAGTGTCCTACGATTCAACAACCCATACCAGCATGAACATCTACGGTCGCTATTACTACGGCAAGAAGCCAGGCCGTCAATATCAGATCGTCTACAATCGTGAATACACTCCAGCGTATGATGAGGTGTATGAAGACATTGTGTCTTTGCTACCAGAGCTAACCCAATGGTGTAAGAACGGATATGAATTCTTCACATTAATGAACGCCAAGCCAAAAGAATATACCAAGACGAACCCTTCACGGATTCCGCTAATCATGTCAACCGTGGCGCATGCAATTTCATGTATTTACAACTTCACCAAGCACGTTGAAGATGCACTTCATGATGACGAAATCCTATATGAGATGGTTGATGAAGAAGTAACCGAGCCGAAGTCTAAGATCAAGTATATTGACAAGACCAAGCGGAACGTCTATAATGAGCTAGGTAAAGTAAAAACCCTTGAGGATTACAAATATTGGGAATCCCATCTTGGCCGTTTCCTCAATAGCAAGCCTTCTCGTAACGGTCATACAACCTTGGATGATTTTTTCGAATGAGCATCGGATATGATCTTGACGGAGTTCTAATCTCCGATTTGTACTGGCCTGATGGCATGTCTCTTGAAGATTTTCTTAAGATGCGTGCTTCAGAGCCGTATGCCAATTTTGTTCCAAAAGGAAGCTATGTCATTGTGACTGGTCGAAATTCATCAGATAGACCCTACACTGAAGCATGGATTAGCAAAAACCTTGCAAGCAATCCCCCGTATCGTTTGTTTCATGATTGTCCAGATCATAGGCAAGGCGCAGAGTACAAGGCAAGTGTAATTAACCAGAACGGCATCAGGATTTTCATTGAATCAGATGCAAAGCAGGTTGAGTATTTGAAAAAGCATTGCCCATATTGTCGTGTTTATCATTTCGGGAGCTTTCTAAGTGAAACGTTTTATAACCTATGAGGAAATGACTGCTCTGTTAGATGAGCAGATTCCCAAGATTGAAGCATACGGGTTTGATGAAATCGTTGCTGTGGTTCGTGGTGGTTTGACCGCTGCGCACTACATTGCAAAACAACTTCGCTTACCTGTGGGTGTTTACTACCCATCAAATGATGCATATTCTACACCTCGTTTGATCCTAGCCAAGAAGAAGGCGGGCAAACTGTTGTTTGTGGAGGACCTTGTTGCGCAGGGTCGTACTCATGCCGAGCTATATAAGTTCATGAAGGGCTTTCCAGAAGTCGATTGGCATTTCATGCCAGTGCTAGTGGATGGGAAGTATGAGAAGAACTTCCTTATGCAGTGTTTGAAAACAGACGACTGGATTGTGTTCCCCTACGAAAAGTATGATAAAATGCAGGAAGGTGACAGGGGTCTTTTCCGGATGAATTCAGATGTTTATGGGGTAGCAAATGGGTAAGAAGATTGTTGTTTTGCACAGTGGTGGTCTTGACTCTACAGTGATGTGGCGTCTAGCGAAAGAGGACATTCGCAATGAGGTGATCGCCGTATATTTTGACATTGGACACGACTACGCTTGGAAAGAAAAGGCGCAATTGCCGCCGGGCGCACACATCCATGATATGACTTGGTTCAAAGCCGAAGGCAAAGGCAAGGCGGGCAACGCCATGAATAACATCTTCATTCCTGGTAGGAACATGATGTTTGCTACAATCGCTGCATGTAAGTATCTGCCTGACGAGATTTGGATGGGCGCGCTCATGGGTGAAATCCATGACCAAGCAACCGACAAGAACCTAGAATATCTCCATCGACAGAACGATATTCTTAGTTATGTTCTATCGCCCTTCGGAAAAGTGAAGGTGGTGTTTCCTTTCGTAGAACGCCAGTGGGGTAAGCTGCAAGTAACAAGGTGGGCATGCCAAAACGGTATGCAACAAGAGATTCTCGCATCGAGTTCATGCATGAGCGGTGAAGCAGGAAATTGTGGTCGTTGCGGCGTTTGTTTGCGCCGTGCAGGCATTTTCCCTCAATTAAACATGGAAGAAAGCTACAACGTTGATCCTTGGACAGCCCCCGAGAACCGCAAGCTGATCCACGATTTGATTGTTGCTGAAATCAATCAAGACGATTCCCATTATGACCGCTTCCGTAGGGAAGAGATCATCCCCACTCTAATCCGAAACCACAGCGGAAAATCTTTGCAGGAAATTTTGGAGCTTTATACGGATGGGGCTACTCAAGCTAAGGAAGAAGTTCTACAAGAAACTCCTCAAGAATCCGGGCCTAATCAAACGGAAATGAACCAAGACCAGACCTCGACAAGCACCCACAATCCAGACGCACCTCCTCAAGTCACCCATGTTGTTTAATACCGCTTACATCATCTCATACCTGCCTAATGATTCTCTCAAGGCCAGGCGCCTTGAGATTCATAACAAACAGGTTGACTATTGGCTGGCTAAGGGTTTGAACGTCTTGGTGTATGCCCAAGGATATCAACAAGACGACTTCCGAAAGGACGTCCAGTATATCGTCAATACCCGAGGCGAAACCGATAGGCCCGGGCCCGCTCGTAACGTCTTGCTCCGTGCTTTTTATGATTCGGATGAAGACTTTTGTTTGTTGATGGACAACGACATTGTTCTCTATGAGGGTGAGAAGTATTGTGATAGTGACAACCTTGTTCAAATCTTAAAAGACATTCCTCTTGAAAGCCTAGAAGGTGTAGATGTATTTGAGCCTTTGAATCCTACACAAACACCTTTCAGTGCTTTCTATGCCGAAAAGAAGGATGTGCTAGCTAACAACCTAATCTTCAAGCGTCGTCCGAACATCTCAGGATGTTGTTTGTTCATTAGAAATTTCAAGAAGTTTGGTGAAGAGCCATTCTTCTATAATGATTGGTTTGATGAAAAGACAGGTAAGGTTATCATGGGAGAAGATGTTGCCTTCGGTCTTAACCTCACGAAAAAGGGCAAGGGTGTCTATTCTTTGATGAATGCCGTCCGAAAGGACATGGGGTGGACGTCGAGCTCTTGGTGCAAGAGCCCTGAAATCAGAAAGCAATCATTTGAAACTCTGAAGGCGATCCTACCGACTTTGGGAGTGGGAACCAAGAACGGGAACCTAGATTGGGCAGGTTTCGCCGATCGCTACAAGATCCCACGACAAGTTCTAGCCCCCAAGAAAAAATCCGCAAGCATCCTAGACATGATGTGATTCTTGCCTTATAATGCAGTCATTGTTGAACGGAGGACCTAGATCGTGTTTCAAGACGAAGCTCTCAAAGAACTTCAAGCTCGTAACGAGGCGCGTGTCAAACAAATGATTGAGCAGATGGGCACAAAGTATCTGTGCCATCCTGCAAATTTCATCACCAAGGCAAAGTTCAAGAAAGACCTGCGTAAATCCAAAAAGAAGGCGATGTCGATGTCTAAGGACAAGAACCTAAGTTTCGTAGTGCAAAACACTCCAGAAGGTCAAATCTGAACGAGAAAAGAAGGTTGGCAAGGAAACATAAGCCAAGGTGCAAGAACAGTCACAAGAATTTTTACAAACTATCTAATTTTTTGTAGACAAGTCGCAAAAACTTCATATAATAAAGACGTCAACAAGCAAACGAGGACAGTAAAATGCTGAAAGACTTCATTATGTGGATGCAAGAACCCGGCAAATGGAATGACGTCATGGTTATTTGCGGTGTGGTTATTATTGTTTCTTTGATCGGCATAATTGTCTGCGAAAAGATTGAAAAGCGTAAAGCTTGGAAAATGGGCCGATAGCTTAGTGGCCTAAAGCAGCGGCCTCATAAGCCGTTGATCCTGGGTTCAAATCCCAGTCGGCCCACCAAAAATTGATTGAAGGAGGAAAGCAGGATGGTGCATGAAGCAGGAAAGGGCGATGCGCCTCGTAAAGTACGAGACGACAAAGCCTATTCAGAAGGTTGGGATCGAATCTTTGGAGCTAAACGTGGCAAAGCAAAAGGAAACAATGAAGGTGAAGGTTCCCAAGCCAAGGAACCATCTAGTCGTGCCAGCGAAAACCAAAAAAGCGGGCAAACATAAAGACAAAAAACGTGAGATAAAATATAAGCACATTGAAGAACATGTTTAGACCGAATCCTTATCCTTGGGTTGAAATCGTTGATCCTAAGCCAGAGCCCACATTTACCTTAGATCAAATCATAGAGAAAATGGTCGAGATGTTTGGTGACAATGTAGCCGATCCAGACCATCATCCTCTTATTACGAAATATCAATTCAAGCTTGCTAAGCTTGAATTAACCCGCCAATTTGTTGTGGTGGAACCCCAAGTTTGATTCGTGACGATATGCTTGTGCCAAGGCACGCTCCAATTCGTCGATGCGCTTGTTTGCTTCGCGTAGTTGCTCCATAAGCTCAAGATTCTGTATATGCAGATCTGAAAGCTGTTTTCTAGTTCTGTCAAGTTCGTCGCTAAGAAGCTTAATTTGTTGCATCAAGCTTTCAACTTGAGCAATCTGGATGTCGCTTTGATTTTTCTTTTCTTCAACATCGGTTTTTTTAATCTTAAGCCAGACACCCAGAATTAAGATTCCGAGGCTGACTATGAAGCTCAAAGATGCTGGCAGATGTTGTAAGGTATTGCCTAAGTCGAGTGCAAGTTCCATTGAGAAGACCTAAGATAAATTCACCAGAATATTTATGAGGTACTAGACAAGCACAGAACCTATGTTATAATGTAGGCATGAATGAGGGAAACATTATGGACAAGACCGAATCGGAAGTTCGTCAAATTCTTATCGAAGCTATGAAGGCTCAGCTTGAGAACCCTACCAGGTCTTATTCCAACAGTGAATCATCCTTTGTTGCCTGCCGTCTGCGTAAATCGGGTTACCCCGGAGTCGCTGCACGTTATTGGGCTTGGACTTGCGGCCCCGAGAACCGTGAAGAATTCGGTGATGAGATTTATGAGCTTCAGATGAAGCTCAAGGAAATTGACAGGGAATTTGTTATGCCTGATTGGGGTACCTATGGAACTTGAGGAACAACATGGGTAGCCTGAGTCTGGCTACTGGGCGAACCGTGGTTATATGAATCGTTCAAGACTGGCAAAGACTGTATGAACATGAACAAGATAATCCAAACAGCGTATGACCAAGGATTCGACGCTGGTCGCCGTGAGACCAAGCTGCGGGTGGAACAATCCTTGAAGAATATTTACTGATCTTTGCTGATTTCTCTAGACGTGTTCTTTGGCTGATGCATATAATGAAGGCATACAGTGAACGAAACATCAAAAGGGGTTTGAAGTGAACAACGTTAAGAATTTTGCCATGGAACTGGAACAAGAAGTTCGTCAGTATATCGAAGCCGAGGGCACGGAGCTTGTTCGCCAAGCCTACAATGCACCTGAAGGTTTGACTCTGGACGAGCTGGTTGAATGTTGTGTGGGCGTAGAATATCAGAACGCTTTCAAGTAAGGAAACATGATGCGAGCAATTGTGACCGTGGGGGTTTCGGCCTCGGGTAAGTCGACTTGGGCGTCGGACTTTATCAAAGCTGAGGCCTCCAAGGGCGTTATTTGGCAGCGCATTGAACGAGATTGTATCCGCAGGGGTATCTTGATTGAAAAGGGTATCGCTGCGGAACTGGAATGGGACAAATGGAATTGGAAATGGGAAAAGGAAGTGAGTGAGCGCGCAGACAAAATACTGGAAGCCGCTGCTCAATCACGCGCCAACGTTATTATCTCTGACACCAACCTGAACAAAGAACGACGGAAGAGTCTGATTCAGAAGCTCAAGGAATTTGGCTACACCGTAGACGTTCGACCCTTTCCTATCTCGTTTGAGGAAGCTGTTAAACGTGACGCCAAGCGCAAGAACGGTGTGGGCGTTTCTGTTCTGGCATCTCAGTTTGAGCAATGGAACAAGCAATTCGTCACTCAGTATGAAGGCACTAAGGGTGCTCCCAAGGCCATCATCGTTGATATTGACGGCACGTTGGCACAAATGAATCGTGACCGTGGCCCGTTTGAATGGGACAAGGTTGAACAAGACAAGCTGGATGAAGAAGTGGCAGCAATCGTCAAAGCTCTGGAAAGCTCTGGAGAATGGAAGATTGTTGTTCTGTCGGGTCGCGATGGCGTCTGCCGTCCTCAAATCGAACGGTGGCTGGCACGGCACGAAATTCGGTACAGCGACTTCTTCATGCGTGCTGAAGGCGATATGCGTAAGGATTCGGTCATCAAATCAGAAATCTTCTGGTGTGATGTTGCTCCGAAATATGACGTTAAAATGGTCATTGATGGCCGTCCTCAGGTCACCCGTATGTGGCGCAGCATTGGTCTGAAAGTGCTTCAGGTGGGTAACCCTTACATTGAATTTTGAGTTGTTTTATAATTGGATTTTCAACGTAGACAAAAAGGAACACCTATATGAAAAACGAAGCCCTTCAAGCAATCAACCAAAGCCTAGAATCGCTGGCTAGTATGGTCAAATATCTTGATGCTCGCATGAATGCCCTTGAGGATCGTGTGGCCAAGCCAGTAGCTAAAGTTCGTAATGACGAAAAGAGTCCTCTGATTGTTCGGCATTCACGTTACTTTGATGGGTTCGGTGGGGTGGAAGCCAGGGGCGGCGTGACATACGTCTTTGAACTAAACTACAAGAACCGAACCGCCAAGGTGGGTATTGCGGTGTGTTCTCTGAAGGAAAATTTCAACAAGGCCACGGGTCGCAAACTTGCTGAGGATCGTCTGAAGACCGATCCTATCGTTTTTGGGTACAGCGCGCCTAGCTATGTTGGTCTTGTGGATGCCTTTTGGGACGCTGTGACTCTTGATTCTGCTAGTATGTCTAAGGACAACCGGCGCATCATCAAAAACATCAAAACAAACTACCTGATTTACTGATTTAATGCATACATATAACAAGGATGGAATAGGCCGTTTCTATTCTACTCCTAAAGGAGACTATCCCTCGGTTACTACTGTTCTTGGAGCTTATGGTGACGACACCGGGCTCCAAGAATGGCGCGATAAGATTGGTGCTGAAAATGCAGATCGAATCGTGAAAGAGTCAACGGACATTGGTTCTCATCTTCACTATCTTTTTGAATGTCTACTGCGAAAAGTTGACGCCAAAAAGTCGGAAACGCCCGAAGAGAAGAAAGCAGAACAAATGTTCAAGGTAGCCAAACCCAAGCTGCTAAAAATTGTTGACCAAGTTCTTTACATGGAAGAACCTGTATGGTCTGATACGTTCAGAATCGCTGGCAGGTTTGACATGCTATGCAGAACGAAAGAAGGCAAGATTGCGCTGGTAGATTACAAGAATACAAGGCGTAGCAAGTCTAAGGAAGAAATTTCCTCCTATAGACTACAACTTGCCTTCTATGTTAGAATGATTAAGGAAACGTTGGGGATAGACGTTGAAGAACAGAAGATCTTTATGGTAAATCGTGAAGGCTTCGTACAGGTATTTAACTTCTATGAACACGAAACACCTAGATCAGAGCTTGTTGCTATCAGGAAAAACTTTTGGGAAAAGTACGGTTACTAAACTGTTTCTCATTATGATTCTTCTATTGGGCTCTCTAATTCCTTCACATGCTTCAAACTACAAAGCGATTGACGCCATTGAAGCCCTGTCAAATGCAAACAAAGAAATGGTTTGTCTGGCTAAGGTCATTTATGATGAAGCACGAGGTGAAACGCCTCGTGGCATGCAAGCCGTTGCCCACGTTGTTTTGAATCGAGCAAAACATCAAGACTACCCTGGTACAATCTGCGGCGTTGCATATCAAAAGCATCGTGGCGTTTGTCAATTCAGCGGAATGTGCAAAAAGAAGACTAAGCAGTTTGATGCCGAGTCTTTGAATGTAGCATATAGAGTTTTGGTTTTGAAGGACGTAAAAGACCCAACCCGAGGCGCAACACACTTTCACAATGATACCACATCACCGCCATGGAGCAAAACATATGTCAGAACAGCAAGAATTGGAAAACACACTTTCTATAAACCAGGCTATCGACAAAATCCAAGTAGTCGAGGAGATTGAGAAGATGGCTCTTGAGAAGAAAATTGACTACATTTCCGCAGCCTTAGAACTCGCTCGAAAATTGGATTGGGACCCTGCTTGGATTGCTCCTTATATCACCGGATCTCTCAAAGAGAAAATCCGTGTAGAAGGTGAAGCACAGGGGCTGTTGAAAAGGACCAGTAGACCCCAGGTGTTGTTTGAATGACGGGACAAGAGCTTTATCAAATCTTTTTGGGAATGAAGCTCCATTTCACCCAGAAGTCCTATGACTATTTGACATATGGGCCTAAGCGGGTTGATGCGGCTTCAATGGGCAAATATTATGTCTTGTCTAGTGCCTTAGGACGAAAGTTTGCTACGAGAGAAGCTCTAGAGACTCGTCTGATTGCATTGTTCAAGAACAAGGTTTGCTGGCTGAACGAAATCTCGACGCCAGAAGCTGAAAAAGCTGAAGCCAAGCATCGCTCGGACCTTAACTGTTTTTCGTACAATTTTGAGAACCACTTGTCCTTGATTAAAGAGCAATATCCTGATATGATTAGTGTTGTTCGAGTGAACAACGCCTTCGAGGTTCCACCTATTGGGAGGATGCTACTGAACAAGGAAATCAATATCGAGACATACTGTGCACTTGATTATCTGTTGGACTTTTCAAGACACATCAACGATCTTGTCTGGAAGGCAGAGAAACTTAGGATTGAAAAATACAAGGCTTTCTTCACACCAGATAAGGCCAAGATAGCGAAAATTGCCAAGCCTTTCTTCGCATAGATATCTAGGTACATCATTGCAAACGTGGATAAAATATGTTACACTAAACATTCAGTTGCTTACATCATGCATTTCGTGGATCATTCAATTTTTAAGGAGTAAACATTTATGACAATCAATCGCTCAGCTCTTCGCCGCAGTACCGCTCAAACCCTTCTAAAGAAAATTCAAGAAGCATCAGTTAAGAAAGGCGAATCTCAAGGTTCAGACGACCGCTTTTGGCAACCCACTGTTGATAGCAACGGCAATGGTTTCGCCGTGATTCGTTTCCTTCCATCAAAGACAGAAGACACTCTTCCATTTGTCAAGACTTATAGCCATGGCTTCAAGGTCGGCTCTAAGTGGTTCATTGAAGAATGCCCTACTACAATCGGCGAGAAGTGCCCCGTTTGTGATGCAAACTCTGAACTCTGGAACAGCGGTTATGAGAACGACAAGAAAACGGTTCGTGAGCGCAAGCGTCGCCTACGTTTCGTGAGCAATATCATGGTTATCAAGGATCCCAAAAATCCTGAAAACGAGGGCAAGATCTTCCTGTTCGGTTATGGTCAGAAGATCTATGACAAGCTAGTGACCGCCATGAATCCCCCAGAAGAATACGGCGAGGATCCTCGTGACCCATTCGGCTTTTTCGATGGCTGTGTGGTCAAGCTGAAAATCAAGAACAAGGACGGCTATCGTAATTATGATGACACTACAGTTGAACCCGCATCAGACTTGTATGACGGTGACGAAGAAAAGCTGATGGAAGTCCTAGAGAAGATGTATGACCTCAGTGAATTCACCGATCCTAAGAAGTTCAAGTCCTATGAGCAGTTGAAGACTCGTTTTTCACAAGTGTTAGGTGAAGATGCTCCTGCAAAACAGGACAACGATGAAGACGACGCTCCTCGTAGCACAGGTCGTGAATACGGCGCTGCTGCAAGACATAAGGACGAGACTCCTCCGTGGGATGATGAAGAAAAGCCTAAGGCTAAGGTTGACTCCAAGCCAAAGGCAGCTGTTGAAGATGACGATGATTTGGCATTCTTCAAGTCGCTCGCTGAAGACGAATAATTAGCTGCCATATGGATAAAGATACCCTTGTTAACTTAAGTGTGCCTTCAATTGCAAAAAGGCCAGATGCTCAAAAGGCTCTGGCCTTTTTTACAGATTACCTACCAGAAGGTTCTTCGCTATCAGAGCGACATTACTGTTTGAAGAATTCACTTAAAGCTAGGCCAAAATGTGAGGTTTGTGGATCCGAGGTAAATTTCCAGCTAGGTAAATACAATCGTTTCTGCTCTAGGAAATGCAGCATTGCTTTTTACAAGAATGATGCTTCGATAAAGAAAAAGATTTCAGAATCAAATAAGAGATCAGCCGAGCAGGCTAAAGAAAAAAGAAAAGAAACCAATCTTAAAAGATACGGCGTCGAGTGTACTTTTACTACGATTAACAATGACCGAAAAGCTAAGGGTCTAGTTTCTCCGTCTGTCTCCAAGAATGCGGATGTTTCTTCATTGCTGAGCGAATCCGTTCTGAGGGAAATGCATCATGAGAAGAAGCTAAATTTGGTTGAGATTGCAAACGAACTGGGTGTTACCGAAAGGGCGATCTGGAATAGATTGAAGATGTTCTCAATAGAACAAATGTACTGGGGTGGTTCTTCTCTTGAGACTAGAATTTGCGACTTTCTAGAAGGCCTTGACGTGCAGTTCAAGAGGAATTACAAACCCGATTTTCTACAAGGTAAAGAGATCGACATCTGGATTCCCGAATCTAAACTAGGAATAGAGATAAACGGCCTCTATTGGCATAGCGAACATAAAAGACCCAAAACATATTATCATGATAAAGCCAAGACATGTCTTAACAACGGTGTCAGATTGATTCAATTTTGGGAGCATGAAATCATAGAAAAGGAAAAATTGGTCTTTTCTATGATTAGGAATGCTGTTGGTAGGTCAGAAATAAAATTGAGTGCCAGAGACTGCATTGTTGTGGAGTCAACCAAAGCCGACAGAGAAACCATTAGAACATTCCTAGACGAAAACCATCTAAAGGGCTATCATCATTATTCAAGGGCGTTTCTTTTAAAGAACAAAGATGGCGAGATTCTTTCAACCATGACCTTTTCAAAGCCGAGATTTTCGAAGAGTTCTGGGCTAGAATTGATTAGGTTTTGTTCAAAAATGAACACCACAATTCGAGGCGGGCCAGTAAATTGTGGAAACATTGTACATCTGTTCTTGAGTCTGATATAATGACCTATGCGGATTTGAGGTACTCTACAGGAAGCATTTACCGAGATGTGTTTGGTATGAAATTTGAAGGCGTAACATCACCTGGATTCTTTTGGGCAAATAGTAAACTAGAAACCAGGAATCGACTAACACTGATCAATCAGATCGTAAGAAATGAAGGTGAAACCCAGGAGGCCGCTGCCAGGAGACTCGGGTGGTTTAAGGTTTTTGATTGCGGTAATCTGAAATTTTCCTCTAAGCGAGAAAGCTAGGCAACTAGCCCTTTTTGCTTTATAATGTAGGCTATTACTTCGGAGGGTAGACTCTTGATCTTAATTGACCTATCTCAGACCCTTTTCTCGGTTATTTTTCAGAACCAGAAGAATGGCGTCAACAAAGACTTGGCACGTTCCATGATCTTTATGACGTTGCTCTCATATCGCAAACAGTTCGGTTCGAAGTATGGTGCCCCTGTTCTAGCGATTGACTCCAAGACTGGATATTGGCGTCGAGAAATTTTCGAGCATTACAAGGCCCATCGTAAGAAGGCACGAGAGGCCTCAGACATTGATTGGGATGCATTCTTTGACATTGCAAACACGGTGACAGCCGAGATTCGTGAGTGTATTCCTTGGAAAACGATCTATGTGGACAAAGCAGAGGCAGACGACATCATTGCAGTTCTGGCAATGAAGTATGGCGACATGCCCACCTTGATTGTGTCATCGGACAAGGATTACAAACAACTGCACTACAAGAAAGGCGTAGCACAATATTCGCCCATTATGAAGAAATGGATTACGACCGATGATCCTAAGAAGGATTTGGTTGAACTGATTCTGACGGGTGACGCAGGCGACGGCATCCCTAACATTCGTTCTGACGCAGATTCGATTGTTAAGGGCAAACGTCAAAAGCCGATCTCTCAGAAGTTCAAGGATGAGTTCCATGCAAACCCGGCACGCATTTATCGTGACCACAAGGAACGATATGACCTGAATGAAAAGTTGATTGATTTCACCAAAATCCCTGAGCACATCCAACAAGCCATCCTTGCAGAGTTTGACAAGAAGCCAGTCGGCTCTATAAATAAACTATATCAGCTTTTCGTGGCACACAAAATGCCTCGTATGCTATCAGACATCGAACTCTTTAAGGTGAAGGAATCAGACTATGCCGTTTGTGCAGAAGGCAGTTTTTTCCAGTAATGGAATTTCCCAGGACCTAGTGGCATTGCTAGGTTCATACGGCGAAACACAAGTCAAAAAGGCTTTTGAGACGGCCAAGAATCCAGAGTATTTGATTGGCTTGATGAAGGAGGTCCTTTCATACAAGTTCATTGAACTGCCAGAAGGTAGTTATAAAAACAGCACTACCAAGGTGCCTTATCAGTCTATGGAAAGGGCATTGAAGCAGTTGAAATATTTTACTGTGGATTCGCCTTATTACGCCGATGAGCAAACAAAGTGGCGAAAGCTCTCGATCCTTTTGGAAAGCGTCACCTTTGTAGAAGCAGAGGCTATAATGAAATTGATCACCGGTGCATATGATGTTGCATCTGTCAAAGCCTTTCTCTACCCTCCCAAGAAGAAGAAAGAAGTTATCAGGACGACAGAGGAAACAGAACCACTAAGTCAGACGTTTGTTGTCGATTCCGAGTAAGAACAAAAAGCCCCTTTCGGGGCTTTTTCTACGTCCCTTTCTTAATCATGCAACGCTATTACGGTTCCGGTGATTGTCTTGCCTACGTCAGCTGGATGGAATCTTAATGTTCCGTGCTGATGCAAATAAACCTCACCTTGTAGTGGCAATGCTTCCGCTTGATAGTTAGAGCGGTTCTTCGTTGTCGGGACTCCGTTCAATTGAATCTTGAAGTCTGATCCCCAATATGAATCCACCGCCAAGAACTTAGGATGGAATGAACCATTTGCAAAAGCCACTGACCCTACCCTGGAGATATAATCAGATCCGTTTTGGACAATTTCAACTGAAGGTGAAATCAATGGTCTATTGATTTTATCGGATGAAGGTCTTTCTTGCCACATTGCAATATAGTGAATACCTGCATGGTCGGTGTAACTAAACTGATTATTAGACCAAAAAATACCGTTAGTCGTACTAGTATCAATGAAAATATTAGTTCCAACCTTACGGAACCGAACAGCATTTATGTTCGATCCTAGGTTTCCGTTCGACCAAACATCCATCCATCTCTGGAATAATAGAGTGTCATTTGCACCAGCCAAGAATCTATAGCCGATGTCTGTCAGGTTGTTGATGACAGGTGCGCTAGTGATACCGAATACCAATGATGGGCGCCCATAGTCTCTCATTCTAAACCATGATGGAATGTCGCGGAATACCACAACCCAATCACCAACCAATTCTTTCCTGGCGACGATTCCGCCTTGCAAGTAGTTACCCGGGAACTTCAAACGAGCACCCGAATAGTCGTTACCACTATTCTGGAATGGCTTATTGGGTAAAGGACTGATGTTGCCGTTGTAACGGTCGATACCTTTTGTGATTCTTAGGTTGCTCATATAGCCACGGAAACCGCGCCAGTTGCCACCGAAGTTCTCACTATCCTGTAACCACATGTTCTCAAGGGAACCGGAAGGTGTATATGTGCCAGGTGTTGTGCCTGAATTCAACATAGCACCCCAAACGTAGCATGCTTCTTCAGTTCCGTTACCAGCCCAGCTTGTTGTTGGGTTTGTCGAACCTGTTGGACCCCAAGCAAAATATCTTGACACGTTGTTGGAGTTCTCTGTTGCGGTCACCCACAAGCGAACCCAACCGTTGGTCAAAACTTCTCGTCCCACAGTATGACCTGACCCAACAGTCACAAAGGTGTCGGTGTCAAAATCATACACTGAACGAGTGTCAGTATTGTTGATGCCGGTTCTCAACATGAAGTAACGACGAGTGCCCTTCTTAGCAAAGATGCTTGAAGTGTATGTGCCTTGTTGCAATGTCTTATACTGATAGAAGTTGTGAACATCAATATTTGTGGTGTTAGGGATGAAAGCCTCCGCACTCATAACACCTGATGGG